TAACAGCGACAGAGCCACGGGTGACAGCTGACGGGCGTTATTCTGTATCGCAGACCTGCCTTGCACTGGGCATCCACCGCAATACGTTGCAGCGGTACACGGAACAGGGATTGATAAAATGCGGCTTCCGCAGGGAAACAGCCCGAAAGTTCTACAAGGGGAGCGAGATAGTCCGCTTTTGGAAAGCACAGCTTTAGAAACATTATAAACCAATTAAAAACAAAAAGACATGAGTAACGAAATTATCGAAATCAAGCAAGCGGAAATGCTGCAAGCAATCAACCGCTCGGAGGTGGACATGCAGATTAGCACGGCCAAGCAGTACCCACGCAATCTGCCCGAAGTGTTGAACAAAATCCTCACGTATGCCACAATGGACACGGAAACTGCGGAAGATTGTTTCTACGTTCTCAAACGCGGCGGCTCAACCATCGAGGGGCTGTCGGTCAGGATGTCGGAAATCATTGCAGGGGCATGGGGCAACCTCCGTGTGCAGACGCGCATCATCGGCAATGACGGAAAGACCATCACAGCGCAGGGCGTATGCCACGACCTCGAAACGAATGTTGCCGTCAGCGTGGAGGTAAAACGCCGCATCACGGACAAATACGGCAAGACCTTTTCAGAGGATATGCAAGTTGTGACGGGCAATGCCGCATCGGCCATAGCCTACCGCAACGCCGTCCTGAAAGTCGTGCCAAAGGCCGTGACAAAGAAAGTCATTGCGGAGGTGAAGAAAGTCGCCCTCGGCCAGTCGCTCGACCTCGAAACGAGCCGTCAGAACATGATAGCATACTTCGCCAAGCTCGGAGTTACGAAAGAAATGCTGCTGGAATACCTCGGAATAACGAAAGTTGAGGAGATAGACAAGGAAGCCGTGTTTGAGCTTAGGGCGACAGCCAACGCAATAAAGGAGGGAACGACCACCGTTAAGGAGAGCTTCATCAAACCGATTGAGGAACGCAGACAGGCGGAGGCTGTAAAGGCAAAGGCGGAGGCGGTCAAGGCTAAGGCAGCGGAGGCGGCAAAACGTGCAAGTGGCGGAAAGGTCACGGAAAATGTCACGGGAAATGGCGGAAATTCCACGGAAAATCCAGCCGACAAAGTACCAGCCAACGTTGACCCCGAAACTGGAGAAATCAAACAATAATAATCACTTAAAACCACAACAACAATGGAAGAATGGAAACCGATACGGGGACACCCGAACCATTACGTGAGCAACCTCGGAAACGTCAAGAGCGCAGACCACGTCGTGAACGACAAAGGCAGACCGTCCCACCGAAAAGGCAGGATATTTAAGCTGACAGCCAGCGGAAACGGATATGTTAGAGTGTTCATCGAAAAGAAATGCTACACAGTCCACAGGCTCGTAGCAGAGGCCTTTATTCCGAAGCCAGCAGGAAAGGATTTTGTAAATCATAAGAACGGGATAAAGACAGACAATAGAGCCGAAAACCTCGAATGGGTAACACGTTCAGAGAACTGCAAGCACGCATACGAGACAGGACTAAGCGAAATGAACGAGGAACGCAGGAAAAAGATAGCGCAATCCCACACAGGAATGAAGCTATCCCAAGAGGCGAAAGCAAAAATCGGAATGCACCACGCAAGAGGGTATAAGCACTCCGCAGATACCAAAAAGAAAATATCAACCGCCATCACTGAATGGCACAAAACAAAGAACAATGTCAAAACAAGTAATCAGATACAAGAACAGGAAGGAATGGCTCTCTGACAGAAGAAACGGCATAGGAGCGTCAGAGGTGGGAACGGTATTAGGACTTAACCCGTTTGAAACGCCATATCAGTTGTGGCGTAGGAAGAAAGGACTGGACGCTCCGAAGCAGGAAAACTTCGCGATGAAAGCAGGTCATTACCTCGAAGATGCGGTAAGCCTGTTCTACCGCGACGCGACCAACTGCTACGTCATAAAGAACACGGTTGAGGACTTCTCAATCATCAATCCCGAAAAGCCGTTTCTACGTGTGTCTCCCGACCGCCTGTATTGGCAGGACGGAGCGAAGCACAACGAGGATAACAAGTGCGTCCTCGAATGCAAGACCACGCAAATGGAAATTGACGAGAACAGCATACCTCAGCACTGGTTCTGCCAGCTCCAAATGAACATGGGTGTCGGGGAATACTCGCAGGGAGCGTTGGCGTGGCTGACGATGGGCAGGAAGTTCGGGTTCAAGGACTTCATGTTCGACAAGGAGTTTTACGACTGGATGATTGGAGAGGTCGAGAAATTCTGGACTGACTACATCGTTGGAGACCAAGAGCCGTTGCCAGTGAACGTTGACGATGTGTTGTTGAAAAACCCTCGCCACGTGGCAGGAAAGACTGTCGTAGCAACTGACGAGCTGATAGAGGACTGCCGCCAGTTGAAAGAGCTGAAAGAGGAACTGGGTGGACTGGACAGCCGAAAGAAAGAGCTGGAGGCGGCAATCAAAATGGCGATGGGCGATGCGGAGGCGTTGACAATGCCGAACTCGACAAAGCCGCTTGCGACGTGGAAAGCCACGAAAGACAAGACGTGCTTTGATGAGAAAAAGTTTGCAGCCGAAAACCCAGACCTGTACAAGAGTTACCAGTACACAAAGGCTGGCACCCGAATGTTCCTCTTAAAGTGACAAGCTATGGAAAATCTGTATGGATCAATATGCCTGACCGACATTCCAAAGGAGCTAATCACAGTCGGCAAGAACGGAAAGAAGTACCTGAACGTAGTTATCAACGCGCGGCGCGAAGTTTCCCAGTTCGGCTACACGCACTACATTAAGGCGTACTGCAAGAAAGAGCTGCAGCGCAGCGGCGTGAACTACTACATCGGAGATTTGAAGCCGAGCCAAATGCAGCCCCAGCAGGCGCAGGCAGGCACGGGGTACGGGCAACCAGCCAACGTTCAGTCAGATAAAGACGATTTACCATTCTAAGGACATGCACCTGATAAGCAACCAGCAGCGGCGCGAAGCGGTGGAGTTCCTGACAGCCTTTATCGAGTTGACAGCCGACGGAGGCAGCAATCGGATATACAACCTAAAACGCCGCGCTGGATTGCTCGTCAGGAAGCTCAAAGAGAATAAAGAAATAAGTAACGAATTAGTAAAAGCAATCAAAGATGAACAACGAAACAATCGAAATCAAGAAAAGTAACGTGCTGGCCTCTTATGAGGAAGCACGGAAAGCGAATGCAGCTGCATACATGAAGTTCCTCGAAAATCTGTTTGGCAAGGAATTGTTTAAGCCGAAAGATGTCCGCGACCGCATCAAGACTTTCGAGGATGCAATGATGGCACTCGGCGAAGAACACCCGTTGGTCAGGGAATGGCATTTGGGTGAAAACCTTTCTCCCGACTTAGAGGCGTACTTGCAGCTAAGGGTAATCGTAGCCGCCCTCAACGAGGGCTGGGAGCCTCAATTCACCGAAGATGAGGAACGCTATTACCCGTGGTGCTGGCTTTATACGAAAAAGGAAATCGAACAGATGGGTGAAGATGAGAGAAAAAAGCGAAACATGGTAAGCACCGTAGGCTATCAGACAGAATATGCTGGCTTCGCCTATGCGAGCTCGGTTAACGCCCCCTCGTATTCGAATACGTACTTCGGCTCTCGCCTTTGCTTGAAGAGCGACGCGCTCGCGGAATACTGCGGCAAGCAGTTCACGGACATTTGGGCGGACTTCCTCCTGATCAGAAAGAAATAGTTTCACCCGTGGCCGCCCGAATGGACGGCCACCAAAAATCAAAAGTATATGGATAAAGTTTTAGGACAAGAGTATGAGAACATGGCGGAAAGAACCGCATTTCTCCGTGACAACTGCGACGCGGTCGAGGAGCTCGGTTACGTGAAGCCGCTCGCCAGTGAGAAAATCAATGAGCTGAAAGACAAGCTCGTTGAGAACAACATCCAGTTGCGAGATGTGCGCGCCGACAAACGGGCACAGAACAAGCTGTACAATGAGCAGATAAAGCAGCTTGAAGAAGAAAACGACGGAGTAACGAAACAGCTCAAAGAAAAGAGCGAGTTCGTAACCGAGAACTGCTTCAAGTTCGTTGACGGAGACGATGTAGGCTACTACAACGCGGAGGGCGTATTGGTTTACCAGCGTCCTGCACGGCCTGAGGAGAAGTCCCCGACGATTTTCAAAATTCAGAGAACAGGAACAAATGGTTGAACAGATTAAAACAAAGTCATCATGGAAAAAGAAGTGAAAGAAGAAATCAAGAAAGCGATTGCCGAAGCACTGGCAGGAAACGTAGCAGGAAAAGGAGAAGTAGTCATCAGGGAGGGCCAGGCGTTGCCCCTGCACGAACCTGAAAGAGTACAGATACACGGCACGATTGACGCGCCAGCGCGCTGGATTGAAAAGCGAGAGGCGACCATCAACCAAAAGGAGTGTTACGTGGAAGTAAACCGTGAGGAAATGACAATTACGCTTGTTACGGACGAAAAGAACTACTACGGGGCAAGTGTACAGGGTAAGCTCGAACTCTCTCCTGAATACGGGAAATTCGGCATTAACGGCGGAGAGTACATCACCAACTTCGAGATGGCGGAGTTGTTCAAGATGAACAGGGCGTATTTCGAGAATAGGAGCGTGGCAATGAAGCTCGTCACTGATTTGCAGAACTTCAAGGCCAAAGTTGACAAGGAAATTGAGAACAGCGACAACAAGCGAGGCGACCGCCGCATCCTCGTAAACCAAGTAGTGCAGTCGAATTTGCCCGAAGCGTTCAACCTCGTAATCCCAGTGTTCAAGGGGTGCGAGAAACAGACGGTGCAAGTGGAGGTGTACGTCAACCCGAACGACTTCACCTGTACGCTCGTATCGGCGCAGAGCAACGAGTTAATCATTGAGACACGCGACACGATTATTGACGAGGTTTTGGAACGCATACGCCTGACTTGCCCCGACATCGTGATAATCGAGCAGTAAGCCAAGAATGGTAGCGGACGCGGCAAGTGAGGGCTGCAAGGAGGGTTCGACTCCCTCCGTCCGCACAATAAACGCAATAAATCATGTATGAGTTAAGAGATTACCAAAGGGAGGCCGTGGACACAGCCGTCAACTTCTTCTCCACAGGAAGCAAGAAAAACGGGCTGATAGTCCTGCCGACAGGGTCGGGAAAGAGCCTCGTGATAGCCAACATAGCACTGCGGCTGAACGCGCCAGTGCTCATCTTCCAGCCAAGCAAGGAGATACTGGAGCAGAACTACGAAAAGCTGTGTTCCTACGGCGTGTTGACGGACGTGGGGATATTCTCGGCCTCGTTCAACCGAAAGCAGGTGTCAACAATCACGTTCGCCACGATTGGCAGCGTAAAGAACTGTAAGGACTTTTTTCGCCGCTTCCGCTACGCGATAATCGACGAATGCCATTACGTTAACGCGGAGGCAGGGATGTACAAAGACTTCATCGAAACGGTCGGGTGCAAGGTGCTGGGGCTGACGGCCACGCCGTACCGCCTGTACAGCAACCGTTTCTACGGCTCCATGCTCCGTTTCATCACGCGGACGAACCCACGCATATTCAACGAGATGCTGTACTGCGTACAGGTCGGCACGTTGCTCTCGCGCGGCTACTTGGCCAACATGAACTACTACCAGTTGAACGTGGTCGATACCAGCCGTCTGAAAGTGAACAGCACGGGCGCGGACTACACGGACGCGAGCGTAAGAAACCACTATCGGGAAATTAAATTCAACGACACGCTGGAAAACATCGTGCAGAGGCTGTTGGTGGCAGGGCGCACGTCCATTCTCGTGTTCACGCGCTTCATTGAGGAGGCGGAATACGTGGCACGGGCATTGGGCGGACGTGCGGCGGTGGTAAGCAGTAACACGCCGAAGCAGCAGCGCGAGGCGATATTAAAGGCGTTCAAGGCGAAGAAGATAAACGTAGTGGCGAACGTTGGAGTGCTTACCACGGGTTTTGACTTTCCTGAACTTGCCACGGTGGTACTGGCACGGCCTACAATGTCGCTTGCATTGTACTATCAGATGGTCGGCAGGGCTATACGTCCATATGAGGGCAAAACGTCTTGGATTGTCGATTTATGCGGCAACTACAAGCGTTTCGGTCGCGTAGAGGATTTGCAGGTGAGAGAGACACGGCCAGGTATCTACGCTGTATTCAGCGGTTACAGGCAGCTCACGAATGTTTATTTCAGAAAGTAGTCAGGCTATGGGGTGGATAAAGATACATAGAAACATCACGGAAAACCCGATGTATTTTTCCGAACCGTTCACCCGTATGCAGGCGTGGATAGACTTGCTGCTGGTTGCCAATTACCGCGACAGCGTGATATACGTCCGTGGGAACAAGGTAGATGTCAAGCGCGGACAGATAGCCAAATCACAGGATTTTTTCGCGACCCGTTGGAAATGGTCAAGAGGAAAGGTGATAAGATTTTTAGACGAACTTCAAAAATGCGGCCAAATAGTACAACAGAAAAGCAATGTGATTACCTTAATATCAGTGGTTAACTACGAATACTATCAACAAGACGGTACAACAGACGGACAGCAGACGGACAGCAGACAGTACAACAAACGGACAACAGACGGTACAACAGACGAACCGCAGATAGTACAACCTAATGAAAGAAGAATAAAGAAGAATAAAGAAGATAATAAAGAAACCTCTCTAACGAGAGGTAAAGAAAATGCGGCGGCGGTTGCCGCCCCCACTTCTGCCTCTGACGAGGCGGAAGCCCCTAAGCCTATAAAGGCCGAGAAAAGGGAAAATCTGCCTTTTAAGGAAATCAAGGAACTGTGGAACGCGGTATGCGTTGGCTACCCCAAGCTCCACTCGCTATCGGAAAGCCGAAAGAACAAGATGCGCAACCGCGTAGCGGAAATGGGAGGCGCGGAAAAGGCACTACTCCTGCTTCGGGAAATCTTCACGAAGATGCAGGTCAGCAACTTTCTGCGCGGCGACAACAAGCGCGGCTGGAAAGCGTCTTTCGACTGGCTGTTTGAGAATGACAAAAACTGGGTAAAGGTGTACGAGGGGAACTATGACAACCGTCCCGACACCGCGCCCAGATATAGAACCAACAATAGCAACAACGGAAAAAACTGCAACGACGAATGGAAGTAACGAAAGAGATAACCGACAAGGACGGCAAGAAAAAGGCCGTCAAGGTGCAGACACCAGCCATCGGTGAGATAATCAGCCGCATGGAGGAACGCGGAATGTTCACGGAGCTGACACGCAGGCCGCGACCCGATTACGACATCATGACCGCACTCGAACTGGTGGAAGCCATCGGCAAGCGGAGAAACCCACGTTTCGAGATTGACGAGGAAAACCGCTTTGCTTACGCCAACTTCATACGCTGGTGCCACTGCGACCCAGCGATGAACAGCATCGACCCCGAAACGGGAAAGGCCGTCAGGGGCAACCTAAGAAAGGGCATCTACATCGCAGGGAACACGGGAACGGGCAAGTCGTGGTGTCTTGACATCATGCAGATGTATTGCAGGGTGTGGGGCTTCAAGATAGCGTTTCCATACGAGCAGACGGAGGCCGTGCTGTCATGGGGCGGCGTGAGGGCTGACGCTATTTGCGACGTGTACACCGAGAAAGGCACGTTCGCGGCGTTCAAAACATGCCCAATACTGGCCATTCAGGACTTCGGGCAAGAGCCGCAGGAAAGCCTGTACATGGGCAACCGCATAGACGTCGTGCGGCAGCTCATTGAATACAGGGGCGACAGGGCAGACCAGCTGACGTTGATAACCTCCAACCTGAAACTGGGAGGGCAAAAGCTCCTCGACAGATACGGCGACCGCGTGGCAAGCCGACTGCATGAGATGTGCAATTACTTCGAGATAAAGGGAAAGGACAGACGGAAACTATAACCAAGATACAGAGATATGGACGCAAAGGCATTTTTCTTCCTCGTTGAACGGATGAGGGCGAAGCAAAAGGAATACTTCAAGACCCGAACGAGCGCGTCACTCACAGAGAGCAAGACGCTCGAACAGGCGGTTGACGCTGAGATTGCAAGGGTTAGGGATATAGTCTACAAAAAGCAAAATCCGAGCTTATGGCACGATTGAACATAGAGAGGCAAAAACTTCTAAAGCAGTTGCAACATGGGTAAATGGGGAATAGACAACCAAATATGCGTAAAGATAACCATTCGCAAGGGGGGTTGCGATTATGATGTTATCTACTATCGCAACAAACTGCCGTTGTGGGTAGTCGAGCAATGGAGGTGGTATTTTGATTATCTCGCAGCACTTGTCAAGGTCAACAACCCACGGCTGAAAGTCGAGCTGACAATCTGTGCGCAGACATTGAAGCAGGGGCAAGAGTACATCGAGGAAAAGACCAAGACGCTGCTACGCGCCAAGAAAGCGAAGTTGAAGAAGCTGCAAAGCCAGCCATTGCAAGATGATTTGTTCCATTTTGAACGGGATAAATTCGCAAAAGCAATTCAAGAATTGCGCGAAGCGGTAGCGGCATTAGAACGGTGCGAGTTCAACTACTACGTTCCGCCGACACACATTAACAAAATCAAAAACTGGATAAGGCGATGAAAGATATTGAACTATTCAATGATAGCTTCCAAAATTACAAGGTCTACGGAATACCGAAAGCGCAGCTCATCCTGACCGATGTTCCGTATGTCCTCGGTAACAAGGCTTACGCCAGCAACCCGTCATGGTACGTTGACGGCGACAACCGAAACGGCGAAAGCGACAAGGCAGGAAAGCAGTTCTTTTCGTCCGACAGCGAGTTCCGGCCAGCGGAGTTCATGCACTTCTGCTCGAAAATGCTTGTCAAAGAGCCGAAGCAGAAAGGGAGGTCACCATGCATGGTTATGTTCTGCGAGTTCGAGCAGCAATTCAAGTTCATAGAGCTTGGCAGGAAATACGGGTTGAACCACTACATCAACCTTGTATTCCGCAAAGACTTCTCGGCACAGGTGCTAAAAGCCAACATGAAGATTGTCGGCAACTGCGAATACGGCCTTGTGCTTTACCGCGAGAAACTTCCGAAGTTCAACAATGACGGGCGGATGATATTCAACTGCTTTGAATGGGCAAGGGATAACGGCACGCCGAAAGTACACCCTACGCAGAAGCCAGTGCCGCTACTCGAACGCCTGATAGGCATATTCACCGACAAGGGCGATGTCGTGATTGACCCGTGCGCAGGAAGCGGCACTACACTGCTCGCAGCGGCCAACATGGGGCGCAAAGCTTACGGCTTCGAGGTGAACAAGGGCTTTTACAACGACGCGAGAAACAAGGTGCTGCGCAGAATACAGCCTAATTTATTCACGTGACGAATAGGGAAATTAAAGGAAAAAATCGGAAAATTTCCTCAAATTTTCTCATTTTACTTCAAAACAAAAATAAGACTATGGATAGAGAAACGATTGAAAAAGCGGCGTTGGAACACGCCCTTAATACTACTGGCCTCGATTACATTGGAGAGGTAGCCTGTGAGAACGGATTTATAGCTGGCGCAGACTGGCGGATAAACAGCGTTTGGCACAGCGCGGATGAAGAGCCTGAAACAGGGCGAATGATACTTGTCAGGAAGTGCATAGCACGCAACCATGTGTCTTACCAGTTGAAAGTGAAAGAGGCACTGCCGTACTGGGAGAGGGGCGCAAGGTTCATAGGCGGATGGGCATACTTAAGCGACCTATTACCCACGGAAAATGCAGAAAATTTTCAGCGAAATTCCGCCGATTTTCCGCGAAAATTCCGCGAGTGTAGAAAAACTTCATCAGGCGGAAAGGAGGCAGAGCAATGAAATGGGATGAAATACTCAGGCTACCGTCTGTTGCCGAAGCGTTACAAATCCTGCACCCGACAGAAAGTGTATGCGGTATCTGCCATCTGCCTTGGTCGATAAGCGGAGCAAAATACATAAGTACGTCAAGCGAGGGCGGAGTATTCTACGTTTGCCCGTATTGCTTCAAGCATAGCAGCCTCGAGCAGGTACTGAATGCAACCGTAGAGGGTTATATGAAACAATATGAAAACGTACACGAAGAATACGGTAGGGAATTCAGAAAAAAATATGACTTGTTGAAGATATTGAGAGAAACAGCAAGGGAATATACTGAAATACACAAAACGAATGAACTATGAAACGGGAGATAAAATTCAGGGGAAAGAGCATACACGAGGATGTATGGCTTTACGGGTGGCTCATGCAGGCTACCGACTGGGAGCAACGTCGGTACGAAATCGCCAAAGACATGATGGCGGCATTTCTTGGCAAGGATTGCACAGATGTTTATTCGGGAACGGGCGTAAAGTTGCAGCAGGCCAAGGAAGCTGTTATGTATGCCGATGCGCTGATTGCAGAACTGAAAAAAAGGAAACGAGCATGAAACAGGCACTGACCATCGAGGAAGTGCGCCACTTTATCGCCGCCACGAACAAGCAGTTTGAACGTGGCGGCATCTTCATTGACCGAGTACGGGTCAAGAGGGATGGCACAGGCGCAGTGCAGGAGATATTCATCGACTACGAACAAAGGACGGAGGCAGACAATGAGAAAGACGATAACCAAAGTACAGACGGTGATAGGCATTGACCCCGACGTGGAGAAAAGCGGAGTTGCAAGCCTCGAATGCGACACGCGGAGGCTCGAAATAGCCACACTGGCATTTCCCGACCTGCTGGACTATCTGATGTGGGCAAAGCGACGGGCGGAAACCACGGGGCGGACATTCAGGGTCATCATTGAGGCAGGATGGCTGAACAAGTCAAACTGGCACCTCGCGCCTAAGGACACACGGGCGGTGGCGGCGGCCAAAGGCAACCACGCAGGACGCAACCACGAAACAGGGCGCAAGATTGCCGAAATGTGCCAGCACTGGCAGATACCCTACGAGCTTGTAAGGCCGCTCTCCCTGAAAATTGGAGGCGTGAACCTGTGGAAAGGAAAGGACGGCAAAATCACGCAAGAGGAACTGGCCGCGTTCACGGGAATAACAGGCCGAACGAACCAAGAGGGGCGCGACGCGGCGTTGTTGGCGTGGACTTGGGCAGGTTTTTCGCTAAGTCGGTGCAGAAATAAGTGAAAAATGCTATAAATTAGCCCGTAAACGATTATTATGTAAACATTTGATGTAAATTTGCAGAAAAATAATAAACCGATAAGTTTGCACGTATGGAACTGGATAAAATCAAGCAAGTCAAGCTGTCGCAGGTGAGGGTCAACAAGCAGAACCCCCGAACGATAGCAAAGGACAAGTTTCAGAAGCTCGTCACATCGATTTTGGTGTTCCCGAAGATGCTGATGATACGCCCCATCGTGGTTGACAACGTGATGCAGGCACTCGGAGGCAACATGAGGAACAACGCCCTGAACTACATAGCGAAGCTCACGCCCGAAGATATAGCCCAGCGGCTACACGCTTCGGCGGACTACCAGCGCAAGACGGAGGGCGAAAGGCAAGCCCTGCTCCAGTGGTGGGGCGAATGGCTCGAAAAGCCGACCGCCTACATCATCGACGCAAGCGAGTTGTCGGAAGATGAGCGCAGGCAGTTCATCATCAAGGACAATACGAGCTTCGGCCAATGGGATTACGACGCGCTGGCAAACAAATGGGACAGCGCACAACTGGGTGACTGGGGAATGGACGTTTGGAACACGAACCCCACGGCGTTCGCCCCACTGGGCAGCACACCGACGGCGGCAACGCCCGAACAGGCAGCACCCGACGCAAGCGAGGATGACGGTACGGGCGATGTGCTACCGACGTTTGACGGCCAGTTGCCGCCTGAAATAGAGGGGCAAGACCTTACGCCCGATGACTTGCCGAAGTACGACGGTGAGGAAAACACGCCGTGCGACTACATTACGATAACCTTTGAGAGCAGCGAAAGGGAGCTGCTGGCCGAACATCTCGGAGTAAGCCCCGAAAGGCTGTTTGAGAAGATATGCTGGCGGATAGACGAACTTGTGGCAATGAGGAATGAGGAGGCAGGCGATGAATAAGGACAGGATAACGAAAGTTTCGCTCCACGATGTGAGGCAGAACGAGGCGAACCCACGCACAATCACGCCCGAAAACCTGAAACGGCTCGTCAGGAGCATATTGGAGTTCCCGAAGATGTTGCAGGTGCGGCCAGTGATAGCCGACGAAACGGGCTTGATACTGGGCGGAAACATGCGCCACAAGGCACTGACCGCCATAGCGGAGATGTCGGAGGGTGAAATAATGGCCGAAATTGGCACTTTGCGTTCCGTTCAGCGCAAAGTAAAGGGTGAGCAGGAACAACTGGCCGACTTTTGGAGAAAGTGGCTCAAATCGCCTTATTTGTACGCCATACGCGAAACCGAACTTTCAGAGGATGACAAGAGGGAGTTCGTGATCAAGGACAACGTACACGCAGGCCAATGGGATTACGACATGCTGCGGAACTTCGACCAAGAGGACTTGCAGGAATGGTGCGTAACGCCATGGAGCGGAACTTTCCCGTTCGAGGGCATGGACGGCGGAACGGCCAGTGACGGAAACACCGACGCAGTGGAGGCCGACAAACGAGAGCGCATCATCATAATCTTTGAGAGGGAGCGCAGGACAGAGGTCGAGCAGGTATTAGGACTTCCACAGCCGAGCAAGGCTGTGTACAACATAAGCGAACTATTAAACCACAGCGACCATGAGAATAGTATTTGATTTGGATGACACGATTTGCAGGACGCAAAACCGTGATTACGTTAATTCGAGCGAAATTTCCGCTGTTGTTTCCAAAATGCGCGAGATGAGGAAGACACTACCCGATGTGGAAATAATCGTCCACACGTCGCGAGGTATGGCCAGTTGTAACGGGGATGTCGAAGCGGCGGAGAAAAAGAACCGCCCGACAATCGAAAAGTGGTTGTCGGAACACGGCATAAAGGTTGACGGGATAATCTTCGGGAAACCGCTCGCCGACCTGTATGTGGATGACAAGGCGATGACGGCAGAGGATTACGCACAGGCAGAGATACAGCAGTTCCACGGATTTTCAGGCGCAAAGGTGACGCGCATCGGAAACGTTGTCATCAAGGAGGCCGACAACGTCAATACGCAGGCCGAATGGTACAGGGCGGCGGCGGAACATTACCACGACAGGTACGACATGCCGTGTTTCATCACCGTTCCACAGGTGTATTCGGTTACGCTCGGAAAGCTGTACATGAAATACATAAACGGCGTGTCGGGCGTAAAGGCGGTTAACCACGGACTTATTTCGGACATCATGAGTGTACTGGTGTGGGAAAGGACGCTCGACGGAGAAAACGACCTCGACGCATACGCCAAGTATGTTGAAAGCAGGGCAGCATCGGTCGGTCTGAAAACGGACATCGGGGAAAGATTGCGCAAGTGCGAGCCGTTGAAACGGCGCACGTTTTGCCACGGTGATTTGTCGCTGCAAAACATCATCAGCTACGGGAGCGGTTATGCGTTTATCGACCCAAGCCCGAAGCAGGGCATGGAAAGCTGGATATTGGACGCGGCCAAGTTACGCGCCTCGCTGAATATACTCGATGAAGTGCTGGAAAACACCGCGCACTCTGCGACCCTCGTAGTGACTCTTGACAAGCGTGTAGGCTCAAAGGAGCTGATGAAAGCGGTAAAGCTCGCCGAAGAAAGCCACATCATACGAGTTTGGTACTACGCACGAAAGCTCGGAAAGCAGCAGCAAGAAAAGCAGCTTGAAACGTATTACAGGAGGGTTTATGGAGGATAGAAAGATTGTCGGATTTACGTCAGTGGTCGGCGACCTTTTCCATGCTGGCCATGTGGCAATGATACAGGAGTGCAGGCTGCACTGCGATTACCTCATAGTCGGGGTGATGGCAGGAACGCAGGATAGGGTCGGAAAGAACGTGCCAGTGCAGAGCTTGTTTGAACGCTTCTACCAGTTGGAGCAATGCAAGGGCGTTGACAGGGTTGTCGCCCTCGGAAGCGAAGCTGACCTCGACCTCGCGTTGCGGATGCTTAGCCCGAAGATAGACGTGCGTTTCGTCGGTGAGGACTACATCGGAAAGGACTTCACGGGCAAGGCCACGTGCGAGCAGTACGGCATACGCATCATGTACACGCACCGCCGCCACGGGCTTTCGTCAACGGAACTTAGAGGGAGGATTGCAAATGGATAAGCCGAGCTTTTATTGGGGAATAGCCAGTTACGACCGCGCTGACAGGCAACCTATGCTCGCCATGCTGTCGGAAATTGGGTACAGACGCGATGAAATCATATTGGCGACACAAACCCCTACGGACTATGAAAAGTACAGCGAGAGGTACGGAGAAATGGCCACAGTCATATTCCGCGATGGGCGCAACGTCAGCGATAACAAGAATACGGTGCTAAGCCACATATGTGACCACTGCGGAAACACGCGCGTTGTCATGTGCAGCGACAAGGTACGAGCCGTAAACGCATTAAGGGCGGACGGAAAGCTGCACCCTATCAAGACACGCGAGGAATTAGACCACCTCGTGAAGTCGGCATACTACATCGCGGAACGCACAGGCGCGTCAATATGGGGCGTGGCACCAGTGGCAAACACTTTCTACATGGAGCGCAGCATATCGACAAACCTTTTCCTGATAGGCTGTTTTATGGGGCTGACGAACCCAGCAGAACAGATGTTTGACGCGGAACAGCCGTTGAAAGAGGACTGGGAAATAACGCTCCGCACAATCGCGCAGGGAGGGCGCACAATACGTTTCAACGATGTATGTCTGACTTCCACGCTGCACACCAAAGGCGGATGCCACGCCGACTGGAACAGCGAGGGCGACCGAAAGAACGCCGAATGCACAGGCAGGCTGTTGGCAATGTACCCCGATTTGGTAAAGCCACATGCACGGCGGAGAAACGAATTGCGGTATATCGGCGAAACGCTAAAACTCAAATACTCAATCTTTGATTTATAGGCATTATGGCAACAGGATATTACAGCTCGCCACGATGGAGTAATGAAATAGCAGATTGCTCCATGCCGATGACATTCGACACGTACAGCAACTGCTCATTCGGCTGTATGTACTGCTTCTCGCAGTTTCAGAGAGGCGTAGGCGACAGCAAGGAAGCGTACCTGCACAAGGAGGTAAAGGCGGTGAACGTGGAGAAAATCAAGAAGATGTTCACCGACCCCGACAACCACGCTGGCCAGTTCAAGGAGTACATCAAGCAGCGAAAGGTGATGCAGTGGGGCGGACTGTCAGACCAGTTCGACGGCTTCGAGAGGAAACGCGGCGTGACGTTGGAACTTTTGCGCTTCTTCAAGGAGATAAACTACCCTCTGTGCTTCTCGACAAAGGCCACGTGGTTTACGCAGGATGAGCGTTACATGGAGCTTATCCGTGGGCAGAAAAACTGGAACTTCAAATTTTCGATTATCACGCTTGACGAACGCAAGGCGCACGTGATAGAGCGCGGTGTTCCGACACCGCAGGAACGGCTGGAAGCCATACGCAGGATCGCGGAGGCGGACGCAGGCGGAGCGACATTGCGCCTACGGCCTTTCATCATCGGCATATCCACGCCGTCATACTTGCAGCTGATAAGGCAGGCGCACGAAAAGGGCGCAACGGCCATGAGTACGGAGTTCCTGTGCGTTGAGCAGCGCAGCCCGACGCTCAAAGAGTTCATGCCGACCATAAACGAACTGGCAGGCTTCGACGTGATGGCCTTTTACAGGCGTTACAGCGTTTCATCGGGCTATCTGCGCCTGAACAGGAAAGTCAAGCGGCCATTCTTCGAGAAAATGAAGGCACTCGCCGACGAACTGGGGATGCGCTTCTACATATCGGACGCTCACTTCAAGGAGCTTTGTTGTAACGGCTCTTGCTGTGGGTTGCCGCCAACATGGAACTACTCGCGCGGCCAATGGTGCGAGGCGTTACAGATAGCCAAGGAAAGGCCGTCGGGAGAGGTGGAATGGAACGACGTGCGCGGCGACATAGAAAAGCTCGTGTCGTCGTTTGAATGGTCGAGGGCGCAGGGCTTCAACTGCAACAGCAGCGAGCGACGGGCGAAGTTCTACGGCATGACGATGGCGGACTATATGCACTGGCTGTGGAACAATCCGCAGGCAGGCCAAAGTCCGTACAAGCTGTTCGAGGGCGCACTTGTACCATCGAGAAAGGACGCTGAGGGAAACATCGTGTACAAGTTTAACGGCGCAAGGTTTTGACGTATGAGTTACGCGAAAAAGACAAGCATGAAAGACTACCGACAGGCGCAGATAATCCGCATGGATATTATCAGCCGCCTGTACAAGCGCGGTTACTCCTACCGAGAGATGCGTGAGGAGGTGATGGCGCGGCTGGACTTGCAGTCGTATTCGTTGCGCACGGTAAAAAAGGACGTGGAGAGGCTTCTTGCCGAATGGAGGGAGGCGCGGATTGACAACACGGACTACGCCCTGCAACTGGAATTGGAACGCATAGATGACCTCATAAAGGAGGCGTGGGAAGCGTGGGAAAAGTCCAAGCAGGAATATGAAAAACGCAGGGCGAAACAGATAGGCGTGCCGAACCCCGACGATGAGGGTAAGGGTGGCGGCGGTGTCGTTACGCTCAAAATGGAGCAGACGGCGGAAAATGTCAGCCCGTGCGGCGACCCACGTTATTTGGAGTTGATACACAAATTGCTGATAGAGCGGCGCAAGTTGCTCGGGCTGTACAGCCCCGATAAAAAGGAGATTACGGGTGACTTGTCGTTTGCAAACCTGTTGATGCAGACTGGCGTAATAGATGAGGAAGAATGACGAAACGGTACGCAGGAACGCTGACAAGCTCTTCCAATCATGGCGGAGCGACTGGAACAAGTTCATTAAGGAGGCACTGGGCGTTACGCTCGACCCTGAACAGCAGGCAATCGTGGCGGCGGTGCAGAGGAACAAACGTGTTTCGGTGCGCAGCGGAACGGCACGGGGCAAGGACTTCGTGGCCGCTTGCATCGCCGTATCTTTTCTGTACCTCACGCCGCGCTGGAACAAACGGGGTGAGCTCGTCGAGAACACCAAGGTAGCACTGACAGCACCGACCGACCGTCAGGTCAAGAACATTATGATGCCTGAAATCAGCCGCCTGTTCAACAAGGCAAAGAAAAGGGGCTTTGTGCTTCCTGGGAGGCTGACGGCATACGACATCCGCACGGACAATGAGGAGTGGTTTTTGACGGGCTTCAAGGCAGACGAACACAACCACGAGGCATGGTCGGGCTTCCACGCCGTCAACACGATGTTCATTGTGACGGAGGCGACGGGTATCAGCGATGACACATTCGCGGCCATTGAGGGAAACTTGCAGGGCAACTCGCGCATAGTGCTTGTGTTCAACCCTAACACGGTTGTCGGGTATGCGGCAAGGTCGCAGAAGTCCGCACGGTGGACGCGGTTCTGCCTGAACAGCCTCACAGCCCCGAACGTTGTACAGCACAAGCTGCTATATCCCGGCCAAGTGGATTACGACTGGGTGAAAGACAAGCTGGAAAACTGGTGTACGCGGATAACGGCTGATGAGGTGCAGGCGGAAATGGACGATTTCGAGTTTGAGGGGCAGTGGTATCGCCCCGAAGATTTGTTTCGGAAGAAAGTCCTTGGGCAGTTCCCGAAAGTGTCCGATGACATCCTCATTCCCGCGCAATGGCTTGAACTGGCGCATCAGCGTTGGGAACAGGTCAACGGGCGAGAGCCGCTTAGGCAGGAAATACGTATGCTGGGCGTTGACGTGGCAGGAATGGGTCGCGACTGCACCTGCTTCGTAGAGCGAAAGGGCGCGTGGGTGTCGGAGTTCCGCGCACACAACAGCGGAGGGTCGGCAGACCACATGAAGATTGCAGGGCAGATAGCAGCATACAGGCGCAGGCAGATTGAGGCGTATGTCAGCATAGACACCATCGGCGAGGGTGCAGGCGTTTACAGCCGCTGCATCGAGGTTGACGAAAAGGACTACATCATCAGCTGCAAGTACAGCGAGGCGGCAAAAGCCCACAACGGAAAGCCGCTCACGGACGTTACGGGGCAGTACGAGTTTATCAACATGAGGGCGTATCTGTTTTGGTGCGTCCGCGACTGGCTGAACCCGAAGAATGACACGGGGGCGATGTTGCCTCCTGATACGCAGTTTGATGAGGAAGCGACGGAAATAAAGTGGTCGTTCCGCTCTGACGGGCGCATCTTCATTGAGCCGAAAGAGGACATCAAGGAACGGCTGGGCAGAAGCCCCGACAAGTTCGACGCGCTGGCCAATACGTTCTACCCGATACGGACGAACAAGAGGATAGACCTCGACAGGCTCGCCCGAATGATTGGGCGGTAACAAAGGGCGGCAAAATATTCCGCAAAATGGCAACATTTGACATCAAAATATTCAAGAGCTATGACGATTGAAGAAAGACTCAATTCAGAAGGCACGGCGGCGCAGAAGATAGCCGCTCTGAAAGAAAAGACAATCAACGTGCCGATGTGGACAGGCCGTGAGGGATTGGTGCGGCAGTACGACCCGACCAAGCACCCAGTGATGAACAAGGCGAAGTACCCTGACATTGTGAACGCGGACGGCTTCCAGCCAGTAACACGGGTAACGTGCGACTTGCAGCGGCTCGCCGTAAAGCGCATGACGGAGCTTGTCACGGGCATACCAGTGAAGCGTGTTTACCAGCCCGAAAACGAGCGGCAAAAGGAGGTGGCTACGTACCTCGAAAAGATTTTTATGAAAAACCGCATCGACAGCGTGAACATCGAGCGGTGCAATATGTTGTTCGCAGGGTGCGAGGTGATGACGCTATGGTACGCAGTGGAGCAGCGGCACACCGCTTACGGCTTCAACTCCGACCTGAAACTGCGGTGCAGGAACTTCTCGCCTATGTTCGGCGATGAACTTTACCCGTTGTTTGACGAGTACGGCGACATGATAGCGATGTCGGTAGCCTATACGCGCAGGAACGCCCGAAAGATTGTGCAGTATTTCGACTGTTACACGGCTACGCGCCATATCAAATGGAGTACGCAGAATGGCGACTGGGAGGCCGTGGAGGATGAAGCGATAACCTTGCAGAAGATACCGTGCATCTATATGTACAGACCGACCCCGATATGGGAAGATACGTCAAGGATAGTGTACGAGATTGAATGGGCGTTGAGCCGTAACGGAAACTATCTGCGCGAGAACTCGAAGCCGTTGTTTGTGGTATTCGCGGATGAGGAAGTTGGCTACGGAAAGGAAAAAAGCCCCGACAAGGAATTTAAGGCCGTGGCTCAATATCCAGCCAACGGAAAGGCGGAGTATGTCACGTGGCAGCAGGCCGTGGAAAACTTGAAGTTCTACGTGAACGAGCTACGCAACCTGTTCTTCACGCAATTGCAACTGCCCGACTGGAGCTATGAAAAGATGTCGCAACAGGCGTTGTCGGGCGAAAGCAGGAAGCAGCTCTTTATCGACGCGCAACTGAAAGTGAAAGACGAAAGCGGACGGCTCATTGAGTTCTTTGACCGAGAGGTAAACGTTGTCAAGCAGTTCTTGAAAGTCATGCTCGGAGAGAGCTATGCAGCCGACATTGACGCGCTGAACGTGGAGGTGCAGATAACGCCGTTCACGATTACAGACGAAAAGGACACCATCGACAAGCTCCTTGCCGCCAACGGAGGCGAACCCATCATGTCGCAGCGCGAGTCGATAGAACAGCTCGGATGGTCTGACGATGTTGACAAGACGTTGCAGGAGATACGGGAGCAGAACATGGCCAACGTGTTTGAACCGACAGAATAAACAGGAATGGACAGACGGGGAAAGAAAACGCCAACACGGGCGCAATACACGTGCCGCGACTGCGCCAACAGCTACGGGTGGTGCAGCAAAGCTCTTGACGGAAGCCTTATCTTGTGCAGATGCAAACACTACACGGAGGGGAAATGGTGCAAGTTCCTGAAAGACCCTCAATGCGAAAACTTCATCAAACGAAAGGAGGCAGGCAATGGCTAAGATGAACAAATACGACAGCCAGCACTGGCGCAACCAAGCTGCATACGAGCGTCAGGTAGATGCGATATACAGGGCGGCGGCAAAAGAAGCGGCGGCACTCGGCGTTTCTATCAAGGATTTCAACCCCGACAGGCTGTTTTCTTTCTCCGACTATCCCAATACACGGAAGAAGATAGAAAAGCTCCTCAGCGACCTGCAAACGGGCATTATGGCCGTCATAGTGAACGGCATACGGAGCGAATGGACGCTTGCCAACCAGAAGAACGACGAACTGGCAAGGCAGGTGTTCGGTGACAATGTCGGCAAGCTGACAAAGGAGCAGGAACGCCGATATTTCAGCACCAACGGGGCGGCGCGTGACGCATTCATCAAGCGAAAGACGGACGGCCTCGGACTGTCTGACAGGGTGTGGAAATACACGAACCAGTTCAAAGATGAGATAGAACTGGGGCTTGACCTCGGCATCCGCAGCGGACGTTCGGCAGACGAACTGAGCCGCGATTTGCGCAGCTACTTGCAGCATCCTGACAAGCTGTTTCGGAGGGTAAGGAACAAGCACGGGCAACTCGTACTCTCGCAGAGGGCAAGGGCATACCATCCTGGGAGGGGTGTTTACCGAAGCTCTTATAAGAACGCTCGACGGCTGGCCGCGACCGAAACGAACATAGCGTATAGGACGGCAGACTACGAGCGGTGGCAGCAGTTCGACTTCGTTGTTGGGATTGAGATAAAGTTGAGCAACAATCATCCCGAACCCGACATCTGCGATGACCTCAAAGGCCGCTACCCAAAGGACTTCAAGTTTACGGGGTGGCATCCGCATTGCCGTTGCCATGTGGAAACGGTACTGAAAACGCCTGACGAGCTGATTGCGGACAACAGGCGCATCATGGAGGGCGGAAAGCCAACCGAAACAAGCGTGAACACGGTCGCGGATGTGCCGCAGGCATTCACGGACTGGGTGGAGGCAAACAGGGAACGCATGACGGCGGCGAAGTCCTTACCATACTTCATCCGCGACAACAGCAAGTATGTTGAGCGCACGCCCAAAGCGACAACTCCGAGCCAGTTAGAGGATGTGTTGCAGTTGGCGGAAAAAGCAAGCGTGGAATATCTTGCCGTGTCCGAGCTGTCAAAGACGCTCACGGAAGATGAGATAATAAGCAGGGTAAGCGGTGGAGATTTGACAACAGGGTCTTGCTCGTCGTTGGCTTTCACTTACGCAGGTAACAGGTGCGGTTTTGACGTTCTTGATTTCAGGGGCGGAATGAGCCAAAGTTTTTTCAGCAGAACTGGTAACATCATGTCCATTGCGGAAAAGGTCGGCGGCACGGTTGCAAAACACACCAACGACTATAAGAAAGCGAAAGACCTGCTTAAAACGACGCAGATGGGAAAAGAGTATTATTTCACGTGCGGCTCACACGCGGCCATTGTCAGACGGACGGAAACGGGCTTTGAGTACTTGGAGCTTCAATCGCCATACGTCAATGGCTTCAAGCCTTTGGATGAAAATGTGCTGAAACGCAGGTTTGCCGCAAAAAAATCTCACACCGTGTATGGCACAAAGTGCGAGACAAGGGACTGCATTATTGACATAGACCTGTTGCGCAAGGATAGCGGATTCAGGCGAATGCTGGGCTACATCAACACAGCAAAAGACAAACAGAGGAAAGGAAAGAGCGGAACGACAAGGTAGGCTATTGCCTGTCTTTGAAGAAGTCACGCCAGTACGGATTTTCCTTGTCGAAAATCCGCCTTTCTTCCTCCGTGAGGTTGTGCGGATAGTCGGCGAAAAGGTTGTATATTTTCTTCTTGTCGAAAGAAAACAGGAACTCGCCGATGTTATCGACATTATCCACCCAAAAGATGGTGTCGCCGTCGTTGTTTTTGTAAAAATCGTACTCCATGTTGCAAATTTACTTCTTTTTCTGTGATTTACGATACAAAACGTGCTTGGAGATTACACACAAACGGGTTGCCTTGGGGTGCGCCTCGTCAATGTTCGCAGCCCACAGGGCTTCGAGCCGACAGCCAATCTCGGCAGGGTTGAACATCTCGTAGATGGCCGCGAGCGACCCAAAGTAGAACTCCGTCGCGCCACCCTCCTTGGGGTGGAAAAACTGTACCTTTATCAGGGATGCAGCGGAAAGTGTAGTTAATTTCTTCATTTTTTGCCTCTCGTTGTCTTAAATGTTGCAGACGGAGAAGTACCCACCCAGTAGGTAAATCTTCCGCCTGCGTTGTTTATTTACGTTATTCCTTGCGGTAGTTGAAGATTGTCCCCTCGTCATAGCTTGCGGTAAGACCAGCCAGCTCGGAGTTGCGGTAAGGCTCGCCGCTTGGGAGGCAGACGGTGTACAGGACGTTGTCGTACATGCAATGGCACAAGCCACGGCGCGACACCTCGCTCTCGATGTCGGAAAACCAAACGTTGGAGGGCTGCTTCCTTTCGCCATTGTAGTTGAAGTACAGCCCCGACACCTTTATAGGCTTGCGGACAAGGTTGTCAACGGTCATGGAGGCGCGGTGACGCTTTATCTTCCGAGCCGCTTCCTCGCCAAAGAGGGAAAGCACAATCTTTATTGCTTCAAGGTCGCCGTCCCACGCGATGCAACACTCATGGTTGTTGTATTCGTAAACGTACACCTCCTGCGGGTCGCATTCGGCCTTTATTTTGGCGTCGATACTTTCGTAGAACTCGAACAGGCGTTTGGCACCGTCCTTAGTTCCGAAGCCGCCGCCACCGATACGCACGAGCTTCTCTCCATCAGCCAAAGGGCGGATGGACTTCAAGCCCTCGGCGAACTGCTCGTTGGAGAAAGCGAAAAACACGTCGAACTTCTTTACATCGACGTGCGATTGCTCGTCGCGGAGTTCGCGGTAGCGTTTGATGGTCTTTGCGTTTTTGTATTCCAAGACACCGTCGTTGTCCCAGTTGGGAGCAAATTCAAATTCTGTATTCATTGTTGTTGTGGATTAAAAGATTTTCAGATAGTATTCTATGCTTTCTTTCAGGGAAAGGGCGAAAGCAATACCCTTGTCTCCGAATGCCTGAGCCTCTGAACAGATACCGTCCTTGTAGGTCAGACAGGCGAAAGTACCGTTAGGCAAATCGACGCTAAGACGGGGATTTCCCCAGTGCATGTCGATTTCGATTTTCGGGCGGCGTTTATTCTCGTCGATTTCGTCCTCCCACAAAGGCAGGATGTACTTGTGCGAGACAACGCGCACAGGATTTTTTGAGGTCGCTGCGATAAAGCGGTTAGCCCAAAACCAGCTGCGGCTGGCATCAAGAACGGTACGACCCAAGTCAATGTAGCCGAGCTTTTCGGCAAGTTCTTTCGCTACGACCAGCATAGCGGCATTTACATCATCGTTACTCATTGTTGTTGTGGTATTTAATAATTAAACATTCGGTAAATCACAGATTGCAACGCGGAAGCCTGCACGAACGAGTTTCGGCAGGAAGTAATCAAGCTCACAGAAACGAAAGCTCGAAGTCACAAAAGAAGCCCTGCCAATTATTGTCAGTGGCTCAACTTGCAAGCCAAGGACGGAATGGGCGATGTGCGCATCCTTTTCGAGCATGGTGTAAAAGTCGCCACGGCGGAACAGGATAACAGCGTCAGGATGTTTTTCCCGTATGCGCTGGATGTATTTTGTCATATCAGTTTCCATAACCTTAAAAATTTGCTTTAAGGTTTAACTGCCGCAGGACTTCTTTCAGCTCGCTGTCGGTGTACTTCATTGCGATTTCCTTGGAAACGCAGTTGTGGTTGGCGGCGATTTGTATCGCGCGTTCTCTTGAAACCTTTGGGAGTGTTCTAAATGCTTTCATAATTATTCCTCCTGATTATTTGACGTAAAACGAAACTTGAAGACCGCGACGGAGCTTGCAGACACATTTGTCTAGCAGGCAGTTGAAAGCGCGTTTGAGCAGCTTGTTCAGCATGTCAACACCGACGAGGGCGACAATACCAGCGACACCGACGAGCTTGTTAATTTTACGACCATCGTTGTCAACGCCGTAAACCTTAATACGGAAGTTGCGGTTGATGCAACTTGTTGTGTAATTTAAAACGCTATTCTTTTTCATATCAGCTCTATTTTTTTGTTGTTGTGAAAGTGATTATCTCGTAATCACACCGCAAAGGTAATGCGTTATTTTCAAATAACAAAATAAATTCGCAGTTTTTTCTAAACTTTTTTGTTGATTGTCGCATAATCGACAGATTTCAAAAGTGGAAACATCAAAATAAAAATTGCAAATTTCGCTTATAACATAATCATTTTAAGCGGAAATCCGTTATCTTTGCATAAACTAATTAGTTGACATTATGAGAAAAGAGTTATTCGATGCGTTGAAAGCCAAGTTTCCGGGGGTCAACGCCAACGTACTGAACAGGATTGCCGACAAGCTCGCCAAGACTGTAACGACTGCCGAACAGGTTACAACTGCCGTTGCAGGGGTGACGCAGGAGATTATCGACATCATCGAAAGCTACGGTGATAGTCGTGCGACAGAAGCGCAGCACACAGCAGTACAGAACTACGAGCAGAAATACGGCCTGAAAGACGGCGTAAAGCTCGAAAACGGAGGCGGTACAGGCGGAGAGCATGGTACTGAAACCGAGCAGAACAAAGGCGCAGGAGAGGGAGCAGAGCAAGTTCCAGCATGGGCAAAGACGCTCATTGACACCAACAAGGCGTTGAGCGAGCGGATAGCCAAGATGGAAACGGAGCGCACGACCTCGACACGCAAACAGCAACTCAACGAGGTAATAGGGAAACTTCCCGAAAACCTGCGGAAAGCCTACGAGCGCACGCCTGTTGACAACATCACCGATGATGAGTTTAACACCCTGATTGGTGATATTACAAAGGAAGTTGACGGCATAGTGAAATCGACGGCGCAGAGAGGGGCTGTATTCGGTCGCCCGTCCGCAACGGGCAATCAGGGTAATCAGGACGGAACATTGACCAAAGAGCAGGAAGCAGCTATCGCACACCGCGACAGCAAGCCGACCTCGGACGGACAGCCGTTCTAATGTCTAACAATTCAAAACCATAGAAAGATGGGAATGACAGTGAAAAGAAACCGAGACACAAGAACGCCTCGCGTTATCATGCACAAGGTCGCCGACATCAGGGGCGGCGTGTCTGTCTATTCTTCCGACCTTGGCGGCGACTATATCCGTGAGGGCGCAGTTTTGAGCGCAGCCGACGAAAAGGGCATCTGCCACGTAGTCAAGATTGCACAGGTAGTTGCGCAAGTCGGAGCAAGCGATACTCAAATCAAGGTCGCCAAATTTCACAATTTCGCCGTCGGCAATTTCATCATGTCGGATGTTGGCGGAAAGGCGTATGCTATCACGGCGATAGACACCACGTCAAGCAAGACCTACGACACGATTACGATAGGCACGGCCATCGGTGCTGTCGCTAAGGACGGCTTCATCATTGAAGCAGCCGCGCAGTCGGCAGACACATCGTCGGCGTTGAAGTACGTTCCGCAGACCATTGTCGGAACAGGCAAGGTGGTGGAAAAGGGCGGCAACATCGACACCGACGCATGGCTCATGGCCGTTACAAAGGGCAATCCGCTGCCCGACTGCATTGCGGAACACCTGAAAGGCATCATCAATTATTAACGTAAAACGCTATCATCATGGCAGGAACAATAGTAAACACGCTCATTCATGGGCTTACACAGCAGATGGTGCAGGCGCGGTTGAACACGGCGGACGCGAAGCCATTCACGTTCGGCACGTACTTCCCTGTGAAGAAAGTCAACGGCTTCATTTGGCGCACGTTGAGCAACCAGCTGGCCAAAAAGAATGTTGCCGCAGACCTGCACTCTGACAATGGCACGATACTCCGCAAGCGGCGTCCGATATTCGAGAGCGCAAAGGGCGACATCCCGTTTATCAGCATTTCGCGTGAGCTGAGCCGCTCGGAGATAAAGGAGTATCAGACCGCGCTCGCATTCGCACAGGACGATGACGCTACGAAGCTCGTGCAGTACTGGGGCGAAGATGTGGACTTCTGTTTTATCGGCGTTCAGTCGGAGCTGGAGTTCATCGCATGGAAGCTCGCATCCAACGCGGCAAAGCTGGGGTTCACGACAACGACCAACGCAACCTACGCCAACGAGTTTGATTTGGACTACGACGTTGACCCCGAAATGAAAGTCAAGACAACCGTTGACTGGAACAACAAAGCCACGGCTGACATCATCGGTGACTTACGCACGTTCATCAACCTCGCGAAGTCAAAGGGTCTTAACCCGAAGTTCGCGTTCATCAACCTCGACGAGCTATACAAGATTGCTTCGGCAGACCAGATTATCAAGGCTTGTGCCTCGTTTGCGTCAAACGCACTGGGCATATCGCAGACACCCGACCTCACGCAGATTAACTCCATGCTCGCACGTCAGGCATGGCTCAACGGCATTCAGCTTAGGGTCATCGACCAAGACATCACGCGCGAGTTCACGGACGGAACGCAGACATCGGGCAACCCGTTCGAGAACAGCCGTATGATAATCTCGGAAACGGAGCGACTGGGAACTACGCAGTACGACGTATTGCAGGAGAATGACGAACTCATCCTGCGTGCGGAACGCGCACACACCGTCATTAAGAAGTATGGCACCATCGAGCCAAAGAGCGAAGTGACGATTGGGCAGGCGGATGCAGTACCCGTATTCGATACGGCCTACCGCAACCTCTACGTGCGCACGGACGCTAAGGACTGGGAGTAAAGAAATGATGTGATATGGCACAGACCGTTCTTGAAGCACTGAGAGGCATAAGCGCATACCCCATACCGCTGCGGACGCTAACGACCGTTTCGGACAAAAGGGGATTGGAGCTTACCGCAGAAGCTACGCTGGAAGTATTGAAAAGCAAGGCGTTCAACCTTGCCATTGCAGACTTGCTGCTGTGGCTCTCAATAGCACCCGACGTTTCGCAGGGTGGGCAGAACTATTCCTTTACAGACGAGCAGCGCAAGCAGTTCCGCAACCGCGCCAATAGCTTGTATGGGGAATACGACGCGGCGGATGAAACGGGAACGCCGAAACCGATTTATGGCTACAAAGGCAATAGGATATGATTATTCCAAACGGCACTATCGAGGCAAAAGAAAAGACGGGTGGCGGCATAGACCCCGAAACGGGCTACGCCAAAGACCCGACATTTTCGTGGAGCGACCCGATACCATGCCAGTGGACGGCCAACAAATACGACAAGCTCGGAAAGGTAAACGGTGAACATTTCACCGTGGCGCATTTCTCGATATTGATTGAGGAGCAGCCGTTTGAGGGCGTTGAACAGGTTAGGCTGAAAGACTTGGCAGGAAAGGAGCTTGGGGAGTTTTCCATCATGCAGATAGAGCCGTTGGAGGCAGTTTGCCAGTTGAGGATATTTGTATAGGAGGAACGAAGTATGCCTATCAGACAGATAACCCCGATGTCGGAAATCGACAGATACACGGAGCAGAAATTGAAAGGTCTTGAACAGGCCGTGATACGGACGCTTACGTACTGTGGTGAATTATGTTTGAATGTCGCCCGTTCCACCAATTCCTACAAAGACCAAACGGGAAACCTACGCAGCAGCATAGGCTACGTTGTAACCGTTGATGGCAGGATAGTCAATCAAAGTGACTTTGAAACCGTAAAGAAAGGTGGGGATGGGTCGAAGCAGGGTGCAGCGTTCGCAAAGCAGCTTGTAAGACGTTTCCCAAAAGGCATCTGCCTGATAGTGGTTGCAGGGATGGACTATGCCGTACACGTCAAGAACAGGGGTTATGATGTCCTCGACAGCTCGGAACTTACGGCAGACCGCATTGTTCCGTATATGTTGAAACAACTCGGATTTAAGTAAAGGAATGGCAAAGACATCGAAGCAGATACAAGGCGACATTTACCGTCTGTTGAAAGACAGCACGCTATATGACAGCATATCGGGTGAGGTCTATCGAAAAGGAATGAGGCCACGCGACAGCCGAAAGGAAGATGCAGTCGTGATATTCACGGCTGGACTTGCCGACCAAATCCAAACAGGGGTTGTTACAGTGCATATCTATGTACCCGACACAGACCCATACGGAAACGGAGTTTGGGTTGAGGATGGGCAAAGGCTGGAAGAAGTGGAACGCCTCGCGCAGCAGTGGGTAGACGGCCTTACAACTGCGGTGTCATGCTATTATTTCAAGCTACAGCAGACAATCTGCACAGAGGAGGCAGAGGACATAAACCAACATTACGTAGTCGTTTGCTTGAAGTACAAGTATTTCGGCGGCGATTACGCACAGTGAGAATTAAATAAAAAATTAACAATTAAATCCATAAAGCTATGTCAGTATTATCATGGGGTATGGGCGTAATGGAATGGTCGAAGTCCACGGGCGGAAATCCTGGGTCTTCTTGGCAGGCATTCGACATCCCGAAAGACGGAACTATCAACCTTACAACCACGGCAGGAACGGAAACAACCGCTCTTGAAGAGGGCGGAACGCTCGTTGACGTAAGGTATGCGAAGAATACATACCAGTTGGAGTTCGACTTGTTTGTCAAGAAAGGCGTAGACGCACCTTTCGAGGACAACGACGGCGTAATATCAGGCGAGTACGCAATACGTTACACACCCGAAGATGAGGTGTGTGAAGGCTTCCAAATCGACAGGTCGATTATACGTGTTGAGGATAGCTTCACTACGGCGGATGGAAAGATGCGGCACTATGTTGTACGTTGCTTGAAGCCTGCATCAGGAAAGACCGTCAAGCCATACACGAAATCAGTGTCGGACTGACTGGGGGCGTAAGGTTGATAAGCCCCCAGTCTATACGCCTTACCCAAAACGGGGCTTTTAGGTTCAACAACCTTAACGTACATCTGCATTGAGGTGGATAAGCACCTTGTGCTGGGGGAGAGAGGTCGGAATTACACCGATGGCTCGAAAGCGGTTCAAGTCCGCACTCCCTACAATTATAATTTACCCGAAATGGAGAGAAAGACAATTGAAGAGAAAGTAGCCGACACCATTCTGCAAAAGGCTGGTGAGATAACAATAGGCGAAAGGACATACGAGATAGCACCTCCGACCACGGCAACATTGATACTTGCATCCGAGGCCGTTTCCCGTATGCCCAAAACCGTACTCGACCCACAAAAGGTAGTTGAAGAAAGCCTTTCGATTGCAAAGGACTGCAAGGCGTTAGGCGAAGTGGCGGCAATAATGATACTTGGCGCGAGAAACCTTACGGAGGTTAAGAAAGTGCGCGAGAAACGCGAGAAACGCTACCTGTGGGGGCTTTTCAAACGCTACAAGTGGGTAGAGGAAGAGCGGATAATCGACCGAAAGGCCGAACTTGCACAGGAACTTCTATACACTTATTCGCCGAAAACGCTCAACATGATTGTCGGGGCATTGCTCCACAAAATGGAGATAGGGGATTTTTTCGGGCTTACCACTTTCCTGATAGAGATAAATCTACTGCGGCCGACGAAAGTGGAAACTGGAGCGACAGCATCTGGGGCATAGTCGCAGGAACGGTCAAGGCATACGGGCTTCCGATTGATTACGTGCTTTACGATATGAGCTACGCCAACATGGTAATGTATGGAGCTGTATTGCCGTCATACCACACGAAAGACAAAGGCACGGGCGGAAGAAGCAGGAAACCAAGAAAAGAGGAGTTCATCAAGGCCGATGACCCACGGAACAAGGAAAAGGTTAGGCAATTTTTTGATAGCATAGACTGATGGAAAACGATAACGGACGCATATACTACGGCACAGGGCTTGATAACAGCCAATTACGTGTGGAAGCAGCAGAAGCGCGCAATATCCTGCAAGGGATAGGAACGTCTGCCGAACAGGAGGGCGACAGGATAGACGAGGCCATGAAGAAGATAGGCGCGTCTGTCGCTGGAGTGTTCGCCGTTTCCAAGGTAAAGGATTTTATCACGCAGGTTGCCAACGTCCGTGGAGAGTTCCAACAGCTTGAAGCGGCTTTTAAGGTGCTGACTGGCGATGCTGGAGTTGCGGAAAACCTGATGTCGCAGTTGATACATACAGCAGCCACTACGCCGTTCGGCGTAACGGACATTTCCAACGCGGCGCGTCAGTTGCTCGCATACGGAGTGGAAGCCGACAAGGTAAACGAGACGCTGATACGTTTAGGCGACATCTGCGCTGGCCTTTCCATTCCTATTGGCGACCTCGCGTATCTTTACGGAACGACGATGACGCAAGGGAGGTTATATACAGCCGACCTCAACCAGTTCTTAGGCCGTGGCATTCCTTTGGCTGACGAGCTGGCAAAGCAGTTTGGCGTGGCGAAAGAGGAAATCAAAAAGATGGTTGAGGAGGGAAAGGTAGGTTTTCCCGAAGTGCAGCAGGCCATCATCAACCTTACAAACGAGGGCGGAAAGTTCGGTGGCCTCATGGAGGCGCAGAGCAAAACCATTACAGGCCAGTTATCCAATTTGCAGGACGGCTTCGAGCAGATGTTTAACGAGATAGGCAAGTCTACTGAGGGCGTAATATCTGAAAGCATAAGCCTTGCTTCAACACTTGTAGAACACTGGCGAGAGGTCGGTGAAGCGTTGTTGGCCGTAATAACCACATACGGGGCGTACAAAGCAGCCGTATTGGCAACAGCAGCCGTACAGAACACGGTAAAGACCGTGAGGCATACGGAGGAGGCGGCGCAGTTGTACGCCGTTATGACAGCAGAACAAAAGGCGAAAATATCCAAGCTCAATCTTGCCAAGACCTCGGAGGCGTACTACACAGCCGTCAAAGCGGAGATTACCGCAGAGATGGAGCGTCAGACGCAGCTTGCAGTAACGACGCAAGCAGAGCTGAACGCAGCCCGTGAACGACTGACGGCAGCAGAGGCGGCAAAGGCCGCAGCGGCAGAGAATGTCGCTGCCAAAAGGGCGGAACTGGAAGCCGTGATACAGGAGGCCGCATCGGAACAGGCGGCCTCGGCGCAGAAACGCATCGCCATAGAGAGCGAGGCACAGAGCCGTGCAGCCTTACGTGTACAGAAGTTGCAGGAGCAGAAAGACGCAGCCATAGCACAGGCACGGGCGTTGAAAGAGGCGCAGGCTTCAAACGAGATTGTTGCGGCAAAGAATAGGGAAATTGCGGCCATCAATGAAAAGCTCGTTGCGGCAAGAGCCGAAGAAGTCCAACACAGCCGAAACATCGTGGCCATCCGCAAGGAAATGGCGGCGACGGTTGACGAAACCACATCGAAGAAGATAGCAAAGGCGCAGACCGCATTAGAAACTGCGGAAGAAAACCTCAATACAGCTTCAAAAGCAAGGAATACCGCAGCCCGTCAGGTGAGCAGCAAGGCGGCATTGCTCGACAGCACCGTTCGCCGTGCAAACACGGTTGAAACGGTAGCCAATACGGCGGCACAGTCTGCAAATGCCACCGCAACGGGAGTTCTATCCGTGGCAAAAACAAGGCTTACAGCAGTTGCTGCACGACTAAACGCCGTTATAATGGCCAACCCGTGGGCATTGGCTCTTGCTGGCGTAGTCGCGCTTGGATATGGGATATACAAACTCGTGACGTATCAAACGGATGCGGAAAAGGCGCAGCAGAGGCTAAATGATGCGACAAATGAAATGAACAAGTCCGTTGCTTCCGAGCGTGTTCAGATTGATGCACTTTTTGCCCGACTACAAGCTGCAAAGAAAGGCACGAACGAATACGAAGCCGCAAAGAAAGCCATCATCGACCAGTACGGAAAATACTTGGAGGGGCTTAGTTCCGAGGTGCGTTCGCTCGAAGATGTGGCGGCAGCATACAATGCAGTAAAAGACGCAGCCATAGCGGCGGCAAAGGCACGTGCATTGGAGAAATCCACACAGGAAGCCGCAGACACATATGCGGAAACAGAGGCAGAGCAAAAAGATAAACTATACGAGTTTCTGAAAAAGCAGTATGGCAACAGGAAGAACAAACAGGGCATGAGCCTCGTTGAGGACTATTATGCACAACTTGTGCCGATATTGGAGGGCAGGCAGGGTGTAAAAGTTAATGAGAATTTTGCCAAGAAGTTTGACAGGACGCACTACATCGCTGGCGACCCGATGACGGGTATTGGCTCATACACCTACACTACAAACGAACTCAAAGAAATCCTCGGCGAAGCGGCAAAAGCTCGAAAGATATACAACGACACCATGCAGGAGGCGGAGCGTAGATTTGGCACTGCCCCCGAAACAAAGCAGACAAATGACGAAACAAAAGAGGTTGTAAAGAACAAAGCCTATTGGGAAAAGTATCTCAAAAAGCAGCAAGGACTACTTGACGCAATGACAGCAGCCGAGCTTAAAACCAAGAAAGCCGCAGAGATACGCAAGAACATTGCAAACGCACAGAGCCATATTGACAGTTACAGTGTGTCAAAGCAGACGAGGTCAGGTGCAAGACAGCAAAGGGATGTTGAACGAGTTGAAGACCAAACCGCAGAGCGGACACAGAAAATTGACGATTACAAAAATGCCGTCATCGCCGCCAATGCGGAAGCGGAGCTGGAAATACGGCAACGTCAAATCGACAATATGGATGATGGGTACGAGAAACAGAAAGAGCAAATCAAGCTCAACTACGATCGCCTAATTGCCGAGAACAAAAAGCGCGAGCAGGAAATGATAGACGCTCTTGCTGATGCAAAGCTTTTGGAGTGGCAGAACGAACATCCCAAGGCTACAAAGGCGGAAACGATAGCTTACCGCGCCTCTCTCAACCTTACCGTGGCAGACCTCACCCCCGAACAGAGAGACCAACTGGAAGAATATCAGCGGCTGGCCGATGAAAGCAGAGTCAGGAGCAATAAGGAGGCTCTAAGTGCTATGCTTCAGGACAGCTTGACTTACGAGCAGCGCAGGGCGCAAATCGCAGAGGAATACCAAAAGAAGATAGAGGCACTGTACGAGCATGACGATAAAGGCGAACGTCTAAAGGATGAAAACGGGAACGACAAGCTCAAAGACGGAGTCTCGCAGGGGAATGTTGACGAACTGAACTATCAGCAGGAACAGGCGTTGGAAGCCGTTGACGAGCAGTTTGCGCAGCGTGAGGAAACATACAAGGCATGGTGCAACGAGATAGCAAACCTCACGCTCGAACAGCTCATGGCCATACTCGAACAGGCGGAAGCGGAACTTGACAAGGCGAAAAAAGATGGTGCTGACGGACAGCAGCTTGCAACCGCACGTGCAAAAGTGACAACGGCCAAGAATAAGGTTGCAGAAGCAAAGGCGAAAGAGAACTTAAACCCCGACAAACGCAGCATAAAAGAATGGGAAGATTTGTACAAGACACTCAACGAATGCGAAAAGCAGTTTGAGGACATCGGTAAGACTATCGGCGGTGTTGCAGGGGAAATCATACAGGCCGCAGGGGAAATAACATCATCCGCGCTCTCCATGATTAACGGCATAATGCAGTTGACACAAGCGACTACCACAAGTATAGGAGGCGCGGCCACAGCAGCGTCAAAGGCGATACAGACCGTTGAGAAAGCATCCGTAATCCTCACCATCGTAACAGCCGCGATGCAGATTGCGACAAAGATTGTCAGCTTGTTCAATGATGACGATGAAAAGCAGGAGGAAATCGAGGCACTGCAAGACCGCATAGACCAGTTGCAATGGGAACTTGACAACGCCGAAGTGATACAGTTGCAGAACAACTCATTTAATGCGATAGACAAGCTGAAAGAGGTCATTTCGGAAACCACGGACGAAGTGATAGAATTATATACGGCTTCTAACAAGTTCAACAATGCGTTTTTCAACAAACTGGTGGCAATGCGTCACCAGTCGGAGATAAACGAGAAATCCGTAGAAAAGTTGGTAAAGGCATACGCCAACGTATCATACACGGCCAATAAGTTCATCGGAGAGGGGAACACGCAGTACGACCAAGCAGGCAAGCAGCTTGAAAACTACGCCCAGCAAATGATACTCATCCAGCAGCAGATAGACACGGAAAGGGATAAGAAAGACCCGAACAACGGTCAGATACAGGAATGGGAGCAGAAGATACAGGAACTCGGGGCGGAAATGGAAGAGCTTGTAAACAGCCTTGTAGAGGACATAATGGGTGGCTCTTATTCCGAAATAGCAGAGGAACTTTCCGACGCATTTTTCGAGGCGTTCCAAAACGGAGAGGACTATGCGGAAGCGTGGGGCGACAAAGTCAAAGACATTGTGGCGGACGTTATGCGCCGCATGGTTGTGCAAAGGTGGATTGAGCCGCTTATCGGCGATGTGTTCGACAAATACAAGGATAAATGGTTCCCGAACGGGCAATTTGCGGGAATGCAAAGCGTAATGGATAGCCTCGGAGGTTTGGAAGCCGATTTGACACAGGTTGGCGAGCAGTGGATTGATATTTGGAACTCATTACCCGAAAGCGTCAAGGAAATGATGAATACGGCCACAGAGGAGACACGCGAGGCATCAAGCAAAAGCGGCATAAACGCATCGCAGGAAAGTGTGGATGAGCTTAACGGTCGTGCGACGGCTATACAGGGGCATACATACTCTATCAGCGAGAATACGAAGCTGCTTGTGGCGAACTCGAACAGAATACTGGAAAGCGTCCTTAACATAGAGGTGAATACGGACGGACTGTCAGCAAGGATGGAAACCGTGGAAAGTCATGTTAAGGAAGTAAGAGACACGATTAACGACATCGCATTAAAGGGCATAAAGATAAAGTGAGTTATGGAAGAGGTTATAAAGAGGATATACGCGCAATGGAGGCTCGCAAAAGAACAGGCACAGCAGGAATGCGAAAGCCGACATCTAACTAATGTTGCGGAAAAATATCGCCAGTGTGAAATGTTCAAAGGAACGGAACGCACCGTAGAGGAACTTGCCGAAGTGTTCATGTCAACACAGGGGTTGGAGTTCTGTATGAAGTACCACTTCCCCAATATGGCAACGTTCAGGATGTTCAAGGGGTGCGGAGTGGAGAAATACGGCATATATATAGACGCAGGAACAATAACCCTGAAAAACCCCGAAAGGGCGATACTTATAGGCCACACTTCCGCAACGGTATTCTGCGACACCATGCAAAGCCACACGATTACCTTGCTCCACGGAGCTAAGGCGGTAGTGAACGCCACAAAATGGGCGGTTGTCCGTGTACAGGCGGAGCAAGGATGTAGTTGTATAAAAAGCACTTCGGGAAATGCAGTCATAATATGATAGGCAGACTTTACATCGACGGGAACGACGCATACCTGCAATACGGAGCCTATGTTGTTAGCGGAGGCTGGAATGAGCTTGTCGCCTACCCTCCCTTAAAATCAGTCGAAAGCAACGACTGGCAGGAAGAGGACGGAGTGGAAGCAGACCTTTCGGCACCAGTCCTCGACACACGGGAAGTGTCTGTTAAATTCGCATTCGGAAGCCTTTTCAGCTCCTTTTCCCAATTTGTTAATATATTGTCGGATGGAGCTTATCACGACTTCAACTGCGCCTACATAGGCAGGCAATACAGGCTACGAATGACGCAAACGCCAAACCTCGACGCAGCAAAGGCATTGGGAACGGCTACGATAAAGTTTGCCGATGACTTTCCGATGCAGAGTTACGAATACCAAGCACCGACAAGCGAGATTCCATCCTGTACGGACTACCTTATTGATGGGAAACCGACAACGGACTACGGTTTTATAGTTCTGCAAGGCACTATGTCGGATGTCAGGAAGCCAGCAGCTGTAAAGCAAAATCTGCTCCGAAACATCGGAACAATTTCAGGGGCGGAGTACGACGGTAAAAATGTGACCTACAAAAGCAAGGATGTAAAGCTGAAATGCCTAATGAGGGCTGAAACGCTTGAAGAACTTTGGCGAAACTACGACGCGCTGCTGCACGACCTTATACAGCCCGAAGAGAGGATGCTGACCGTCAACGAGCTTAAACAGGATTTTCCGTGCTATTACAAGTCATGCCAAGTATCAGACTTCTATCCCAACGGGAAAATATGGCTGGCGTTCACGCTTACGCTGACATTTACGAGAGATTTTAGAATTAACGTTTAACAAGCAAACCTAACAATTATGGGAAAGGGATATGTAAGTGAGTTTATGAGCGGTGGCCGCATCGTAGCACACGGGAAAATAACGGATTTATCGGACGGCTTCAAGCTGTCGAACGGCGTACCGTTCTCGGTGTATGTGCGCCCGAAAAACAACGTGTCTGCACTTGATACGATAATCAACGCCAAGTGTTATCAGGATGAGGAATGTTCGGAAGCCCCTGTGCCACTCAATGACTGGTCGCCGATGGCGATTGTGGAACTCGCGCCCGATACAGAGTTGTTGAAGAGCTACGATGTTTATTGGGGCAGCGGCCAAAGCGTGGAGGGCGGCATATGATAGTATCAATATTCATTTCGCTGTGCAGGCGCATACGCTCCTCCATTATGAAACACGAAGCAAGGAGCGACGGCATCAGGCTCAATACAGCGACTTCTGTTATGTTCATGGTGGTAGGTGGAAAGCCTGTGTTCAAGTTCATCACGGTACAGGATGAGCAGCAGCAAGAGAACAAACAGATTAGGAAGTGCGGAGAAAACTCCGTTTCATTCATACAGAGAAACAATAAAGCAGTGTTCAAATTCTTAAACAAGTAAAGTTATGTTGACAGAAGAACAAGAGGAGAAAATCGCCCAAATCATTGAGGCGTTTGAAAACGGCAAGCGTCTTAGCGACTTGCCGAACGTATCGGGAACAAACCCGTACAAACTGTATTGCGAAGTCCTCGATGAGGACGGTGAAAGTAAAAAGGCGGCACTTGCATCCCTATTGCCATACGTCGAGGAACAGAGCAGCTACGGCGTTGAGTTCGATACTTCCGTTTCAAGCCCGACCTGTACGAGGGTAGGAAGTTCAGACCTCCACAAGACGTTGCCTGTGCAGAAACGTATCAGAGGATGTCTCCTTAACGACAACGGCGAAGTTGTAGAATACCTCGACCCAAGAGATTGGACTGGCCATGCCCGTGACGGCTCACGCGGTCAGGTTATGGTGGAAATACCACTTCACTACCGCAAGTTTACAACGGACGGAACGAAGCTAACGGTGCGTATCTCGGAGCTTCCATTGCCGGGCTACGAGCAAGTGCCGATGCAGTATGTGTCTGCCTACGAGGCTTCCGTTGACCGCACTAACTTGAAGCTCGCGTCGGTTGTCAATGTCACGGCACAGTACCGAGGCGGTAACAACAACGACGAATACGACGGAACATACCGCTCATTCCTCGGCAGGCCAGCAACATCTATCAACCGCACGAACTTCCGCAGCTACGCCCGTAAGCGCAAGAGTGGAAGCACGGAATGGAACTGTATGACATACGACATGCAGAAAACCATCTACTGGCTGTTTGTCATCGAGTTTGCTACGCTCAACAGCCAAGCGGCGTATAACGCATCACCGACGGCGGAGGGCTACCGTCAAGGCGGCTTGGGTGACGGAGTAACGACATTGAACTACGAAAAATGGACGACGTTTAACGGAAACTATCCGTTCATTCCGTGTGGAATAACCGACAGTCTCGGAAACAGGACAGGCGTTGTCGAGTATTCCATGCCGACAGAGTACGGTGAGACAGGAAAGAAAGTCAGCGTACCGCGATACCGTGGCATTGAAAATCCGTTCGGCCATATATGGCAGTGGACTGACGGAATAAATGTGCAGATAGAGCCAGGCGATGACGGTTTGAGCAAGGTGTTTGTATGTCACGACCCGTCGAAGTTCAATGATACGAACTATGACGGCTACAGCCATGTAGGCAACGAGGCTCGCACGGAGGGCTTCGTGAAAGAGGTAATCTTCGGAGAGGGTGGAGAGATTATGCCAAAGGTTGTCGGCGGCGGCTCTACTACATACTTCTGCGACTACCACTATACGAACATACCCACGTCTGTTACGCTCCGTGGTGTCCTGTTCGGCGGTAGCGCGCTTAACGGCGCGTCTGCGGGCTTCGCCTGTGCGAACTCGAATAACGCCCCCTCGTCTTCGAATACGTACTTCGGCTCTCGCCTTTGCTTTATCCCGAAAAATGCGTAACACGGCACGTCCCCAGCACCGCCCGTCAAAAAGGCGGTACTGGGGCGGCTATAAAAACTGTTAAGGAACATGGAACAGAAAGAAGATGACGGCTCGTTGGCATTTCTGAAAATACCGAGAGACGAGAATAACAGGAGCTTCAATTGCGATGAAACGACCCAATCGAAAATAGTCAATACTACATTTTGGGTTACGGACTTCATAGAGGAAGTGCCGACACGTTTCAGCAAGGCGAAAGGTGTAAAAGGGCAGACACTTGTCAGGATCAAGCCGCAAAAGGACAGCCCCGACACCGAAGCGAAAAAGTTTTTCACTGGCTCTGCCGACATTCTTTATGTCTTGAAGAAGATAAAGGAACTCGGCGCATTCCCACGCAGGGTTACGTTGAGAGGAAACGGCAACAGGTATTGGTTTGAGTGATTGAAACAAAGGTTGGCTGTCCTTGTGGTGTCCTGTTCGGCGGTAACGCGAATAACGGCGCGAATGCAGGCTTCGCCTATGCGAACTCGAATAACACCCCCTCGAATTCGAATACGAACATCGGCTCTCACCTATGCTTACAAGATGTTTTGGAGGCCGTAAGGCCAAAAAGATATGAGGACAGCGGCCTTGCCCCTTGGCAAAAAATTTCAAGTAACCCGAAAGGTGCTGGTAGGAACGCCTGTTGTATGGGCTACCGAACGCTCCGAATAAGAAAGCAAAGCAATGAAACGTATAGCAGGACTATATGAACAGATAATCTCGGTGGAAAACCTGCGGCTGGCCGATGAAAAGGCTCGCCGTGGGAAAACCCACACATACGGCGTGATGGTACACGACAGACACCGTGAGGAGGACATACAAGCCCTGCACGAGGCGTTGCGGACAAAGACGTTCAGGACATCGGAATACGACGTGTTCACGGTTTACGAGCCAAAGGAGCGGCTGATATACAGGTTGCCGTACTATCCCGACCGTATCGTGCATCACGCCGTGATGAATGTACTGGAGCCGATATGGACGCGGCTGTTCACGCACAACACGTTCTCCTGCATAAAGAAGCGAGGAATAGAGGGCTGTGCGCGGCACGTTGACAAGATTATACGGAAGTACAAGGGCAGGCCGCTGTACTGCCTGAAAATCGACCTCAAGAAGTATTATCCGAGCATCGACCACGGCGTGATGAAACGCATCGTGCGGCGGAAGATAAAGGACAAAGACCTGTTATGGCTTCTTGACGAGATAATCGACAGCGCGGAGGGCTTGCCTATCGGCAACTACCTGAGCCAGTATTTGGCAAACCTCATGCTGTGCTACTTCATGCACGAAGTGAACGAGGTGCTGCGGCTGGACAGCGCGGAGTATGCCGATGACATCGTGTTTTTCAGCGACAGCAAGGAGCGGTTGCGCGAGGCGTTTACGGGCTACATCCGCCCGAAGCTCGCGGAGCTGTTACTGACGGTAAAGGACAACTGGCAGATATTCCCGATAGCCGAGAACCGCTACGACAAGGGCGGCAGGGCATTGGATTACGTCGGTTACAAGTTTTACCGAAAGCAGAAGCTGATACGCAAGAGCATAAAGAAGAACTTTTGCCGTGCGGCGGCAAGACTGAACAGGCGGAGGCCGACACTGCCAGTAAAGGCGTACAAGCAGGAAGTGGCACCGTGGCTCGGTTGGGCGCAGCACAGCAACAGCAAGCATTTGTTACAAACCATCATTAAAAAAGAGTATTATGTTAGCATTTTATGACAACAAGCCCTCCAACTGGGAGGCAGTAGGAAACGGCTCTTTCATGTACCGTTGGAACATCGAGGAAGTAGTACCCGAACTGACGGAAGAAAACGAAGAGCAAGAAAAGGTATCGTCGTGGAAGTGCGAGGAAGTGACGGTGTGGCCGCCTACGACGGCTGACAAGGTAATCGAGGCCGTTATCAGGGAGAAATACAGCGCATCGGACGAAATCGGCCTTGTCAACAAGTTCAACGCCTATCAGCAAGGATTGGACGTAGAGGCGGACATCGTGGACGAATACACGGCCTACCTGTCTTATGTGGCGGAAGTGAAGCGTCAGGTGCGCAAGGATTTGGGCGAGGAAGTGACGGGCGGCGTTATGCCAAGAGTGATGGCCGCGACACCGAGAATGGCCGACATCGCCAAGCTGCTGACCATGACCGTGAACACGATGACCCTCACGGATAGCGAGGCACTGGCCGTCAAGTCTGTTTACCCCGACTGGAACACCCTTATCGGCAAGGCGGTAAAGAAAGATGAGAAGATGCAGTGTGACGGCAAGCTGTGGAAAGTCCTGCAAGCGCACACCGTTCAGGAGCAGTACCGCCCTGGCACTGGCACGGAAAGCCTCTATACGGAAATCGTGGAGAGTGCGGCAGGAACGCTTGAAGACCCCATCCCATATGACAATAATATGGAGCTGGAACAGGGCAAGTACTACTCGCAGGACGGCAAGGTGTACCTGTGCACACGCGACACGGAGATACCCGTGTACAACCCGTTGAAAGACCTTGTAGGCACCTACGTCGAACTGCAAGAGTAATAAGCGGAAAGTTACAGGGTCGGGAGGTTTCGGCCTCCCACCCTTTGGATTATTGCGTCACGTTGTTTCTCGTTGTCTTTCTTGGACGGGGCAGGCACTTACACCAGACAGAGGGCGATAATCGCTCCTCGTCGATTTTTGGCAAAAATAACTTGGATTTATGGTAATATACAGCGACAAGGATAAACAGATACTCGAAGTGGAGGTTGAAGATAACAGCTACCGCCACAGGGTCATCATGGGAGATTACAATATCACGCTCTACTATTCCCTCGCGGAACACGTGGAGCTGCCAGTTGGTGCATACTGCATCTATCAGGGCGAGCGGTACACGCTGAAACGCCCCGAAGCGTTCAAGATGAAGCACGGCCGCAACTTTGAGTACACCGTTACGATGGAGAGCGGACAGGCGGACGCGAAGATGTGGAAGTTCCGCAACCCTGTTGACGGGCGGCTGAAATTCAGCCTGACGGCGAAGCCGCACGAACACTTGCAGATGTTTGTCGACAACATGAACCGCCGCGATACGGGCTGGGAAGTCGGCCAGTGCGTGGAGGGTGACGAGGTCTGCATATCATACGACCACGTGTATTGCTACGAGGCTCTTTCGCAGATGGCCTCCAAGTTAGGCACGGAGTTCGAGTTCGTAGGAAAGACCGTACACCTGCACAAGGTAGAATACAATAAGAACAACCCGTTACCACTCTCATACGGACGCGGCAACGGATTCAAGCCGAATGTCGGGCGGTCGAACTATGGCGACACGCCGCCGGTTGAAATTCTATATGTGCAGGGCGGAACGGACAACATCGACGCGAGCAAGTACGGGAGTTCGGAGCTTTTGTTGCCGAAGTCACAGGTTATCGGATTTGACGGTGAGAAGTTTTCGGATGAGGAGGGGTTTAATTCCTCAAACGCACGATGGTACATTACGGACAATTTAGGCTACTCCATTAGACGGTCTGACAAGGAAGTGACGAGCCTTGCAGAAGATAGTCTCGACTGCTCGGACATCTATCCGAAGCGAGTAGGAACGATTAGCAGCGTTGAAGTCGTTGACAAGGAAAACAACTTTTACGACATAATAGATGACAGCATTCCCGAAAGCCTGAATTATGAAGAATGCCTGATTGAGGGTGAAACGATGACCGTCATTTTCCAGTCGGGTATGCTGGCAGGAAAGGAGTTTGAGGTAAAGTATTATCACGAAGCCATATTGAACTCGGACGGAACGGTTAAGAAAGCAGGCAGGCGTTTTGAGATAGTTCCGCAGGAAATAGACGGGCAGACCATGCCGAACGAGACGTTTACGCCAAGAGGCGGAAACACATATGCAGTATTCCATTGTATGCTGCCGAAAGCATACGTGTGCGATGATAACAGCAAGTCGGGGGCTTCATGGGATATGTTCCGAAAAGGCGTGAAGTACCTGTTTGACAATGAAGAAACGAAGTTTACTTTTTCGGGCGAGCTTGACGGCATTTGGTCGAAAAAGGACTGGGTCAACATCGGCGGAAAGATAAGGCTCGGAGGGTACATAAGATTTTCAGACGAGCGTTTCCAAAAAGAGGGCGTGCTGGTAAGGATAACAGGAATAAAGGACTACATAAACAAGCCGTACAGCCCCGAACTGGAACTGTCGAACAATACCGTCGGTACTTCATTCTCAACTAAGCTGAAAGAGCTGGAAAGCACGGAGGTAATCGCAGAGGATTACAGGCGCGAGGCATTGCAGTTCACCAAGAGGCGTTTCCGTGACGCACAGGAAACCATGAAGATGCTGGAAGATGCGTTGCTTGACAACTTCACGCAGAGCATAAGCCCGATAGCCATACAGACGATGCAGATGCTTGTCGGTGACGAAAGCCTGCAATTCCGTTTCGTAAAAAGCAAGACCAATCCCGTACAGGTTGCGCACGCCGTCAACTATGACGCAGACACGAAGCAGTTAAGCGCAGGGGCAGGGATAATCCAGCACCTGACGCTCGGCATAACGTCGCTAAGTTCAGGACACGATGTATCGGAATACAAGTTTTGGAGCGTAGAAGCATACGAAAGCGCACGACTGGATGACGGAACGAAAAAATACTACCTGTATGCCAAAGTCAGCAAGACAGCGCAGACGGGCGAGTTCTTGTTGTCCGAGACGGCGATAAAGCTGGAAGCCGTAACGGGGTATTACCACCTGCTCGTTGGCATTCTGAACAGCGAGTATGACGGAGAGCGGAGCTTCGCCACCCTGTACGGGTTCAGCGAGATACTGCCTGGACGGGTCACGACTGACAAAGTGGTGTCGGGAGACGGAAACAGCTATTTCGATATGCTCAACAATGCGATGAAGCTCGGAGACGCGCTCGACTTCAATTCAAAAGGCGACGGAAAGCTTAGGATAAAGGGAACTATCGTACAGAGCCAAGGCGGAGGCGATGAAAGCTACATCGGGTGTTATCGAGGAGTGTACAACGATACGTACACGTACTTCAACGGCGACGAAGTGAGTTACACAAACGGCGGCAATACATCAACCTATCGAATGATAAACGATACGCCTTGCAAGGGTATCGCGCCTACGAACACGGTGTATTGGCAAGTGGTTGCACAAGGCTCTAAAGGTGAAGATGGCACGAGCTTTAACATAAAAGGAACGGCAAAGGGGCATTATGAAACTCCAAATGATTTTGACAATGCAAGTGGCAGCGGAAGTTTGGAAAACGGTGATTACCTAATCGACAAAAATGGCTCATCATACCATTGCATTGCTGTTTATGAGAAAAAGCCATCCGGTCCGACATCAACAAGTTACAAACAAGCTGAAATCGGCGATGCCTATATTCTTGAAACAGACGGACATCTGTATGTTGCCGTAGAAAACGGGTGGAGCGATGTTGGCCGCATACAGGGTACGAGCATATCAATCAAAGGAAACTGTAAAGGACATTACGTCAATTATACTGAAATGGCCTACAATGCAGACCTTAGCGATTATGATGTTTATATACTTGACACCAGCTTTGACTATTCAGAGAAATTCAATAATGAAATAAGGAAAGGTTATGACACACCGTCAATCATCACTTATATAAACGGTCCTGACTTCCGATTTGAAGTAAAGGAAGCCAACGAGGGCGATTGCTACATAGATGACAGCACAGGCCATCTGTGGCAGGCAGGAAGCGACAAATGGAACGACTTAGGGAAAATCAAAGGAGACAACGGCGTAGGTGTGTCGAAAGTTGAGGAGTTCTATTTGATTTCTTCAAGCAGGACAGGTGTCACAGTTTCAACAAGTGGATGGACTGCAACGGTGCAAACTCCGACAAAGGACAAACGTTATCTTTGGAATTATGAAAAAGTCACGTACACGGATGGAAAGGTTGAGAACACGCAGCCTTGCATTATCGGGATGTACAGCGAGGACGGCAGGGGTATATCGAGCATATCGGAGTATTATGCCCGAAGTACGTCAAACTCGACTAAACCGACAATTTGGAGTATAACACCGCCAACACTAACGGCCATTTATAAATACTTGTGGAATTACGAACTCATCCGATATACGGACGGAACTACCAGCCAAACGACACCAGCCGTAATAGGAGTGTATGGAGATACTGGGGAAACAGGCAACTACACAGAGTTACGCTTCGCGAAGAATGGAAGCACGACAACGCCGCCAGCACTCACAAAAACCTCGCTTAATCCAAGTGGATGGAGTACGGCCATGCCAAGTGTGGGAACGGCGGAGTACCTATGGATGACAAAAGCGGAAAAGAACGGTGCAGGGACGGCGTTAATATCGCAATGGACTACCCCTGTACGGATAACACCATACGACGGTAAGGACGGCGCGGACGGAAAAAGCCCTGCAATGGTCTATCGGGGAAATTACGACAGCACCAAGACCTACTACGGAAACCAATACAGGCTGGATTGCGTCAAGCAGGGCGGAACATACTACATCGCCCGAATAGACGCAGGCACATTTTCCAATGTAGCACCTCCGAACACGTCGAAGTGGAATGAGTTTGGGGCGCAGTTCGAGAGTGTGGCAACCCAGTTGTTATTGGCCGAGAATGCGAACATTGCAGGATGGATATTCAGAAACAACAGACTGGAGTCGCAAAACGGAACTTTTTATCTCGACGGAACGACAGGCGACGTTAATATTAAGGGTAACTTCGTCGGCAAAATATCAACAGCCCTGAACGGAAACAGGATTGTCATCAATTCAGCGGACAATACCATCATTATGTACACAAACAAAAATGGGCAAGATTACGAAGTTCTGCGCATAGAGGGTGAAGATATAGGTTTTGGACTTCTAAGGCCAAAACTGACGATGAGGGAACTTTCCACGTCGGACAACAGCGTTATGGCTACGTTGAATATATCAGCGTATGAGATAGGCTTCTACCGATATGACAGAACCGATTTACCATTTTTTGCAATACAGGGTGGATATTCAAGTAAACGAATAATTCTCGGCGACTTGGCTCTTCCCGACAGAAAGCCATCAACTAAAGGGCAATTATACAGAAGTGGCGACACTATTAAAATTGTGACATAATATGGAATTGAACGGAATACCCGAAATTATTGTAAGCGTCGTTGCCTCCCTTGGAGGTTTGAGCCTGATAAAGTTCCTTTTCTTCATGCAGCCCGAAAAGCGCAAGGCACAGGCGGAAGCGGAAATTAAGGAGCTGGAGGCAGACGAAAAGGAAATGAGCGTCATGAAGCAGCTCGTTGACAGCCTAAAGCAGCGCATAGAGCAGCAGGATAAGAAAATCAGTGAGCTTAATGAGCGCGTAGACAAACTGTATGTCGAGAAGCACGAGCTGGAAAAGCTCAACAACGAGCTTACACGAGAGAACAACGAGCTACGGTTGCAACTTATGGAGGCACGGCACAACCTATGTGTGCGCCCAGATGACGAATGCCTGAAACGAATGCCGCCACGTGATTATTGCCGCCTCGTCAAGCTCGCCAACCACGAATATGACAAGTATTATCCAAACATAGATGAAAATGAAGATAGCGGAATATCTGAAAAGCCTGATAAAGGAAAACAGCCTTGACAGCTCAAAGAGTTTTGCACTTGTGCTTTCGTGCATCGTAGGAGCGTTAATCGGGCTGTGCGTATGCTTTTGCCTTGTTTACGATGTCTGCACGAACGGCTACCTGAAAACGGACTTGGACAGCCTCGGACTGTTTGTCCTTTGCGTGGGCGGCTTCATGGCAGGAGGCGGAATAAACAAGGCATTGAGCGAAAGGAAAAGGAACAATGTTAAACCAACAAACAAAGGAGGTCAAGATGAAAGTATTGATTGACAACGGACACGGGCAGGACACAGCAGGGAAGCGGTCGCCCGACGGCAGGCTGATGGAATACGCCTATGCCCGTGAGATTGCACGGCGACTGGAAACGGAGCTGAAAGCACGTGGAATAGATGCCGTGAGGATTACACCCGAAGAATACGACGTGCCGCTATCGGAGCGGTGCAGCAGGGCGAACAAGTACGGCTCAAAAGGTGTGCTGCTTGTTTCCATCCACTGCAACGCGGCAGGAGCGGACGGCAAATGGCATGACGCTCACGGATGGGCGGCATACGTTTCAAAGAACGCATCTGTCAACAGCAAGACATTGGCGCGATGCCTCATTCAGGCCGCAAAGGATAAAGGGCTGTCGGTACGAGAGTACGCACATCAAGCTCCGTACTGGACGCAGAACCTTGCAATATGCCGAGATACGAAATGCCCTGCCGTACTGACCGAAAACTTGTTTCAGGACAACAAGGCTGATGTTGACTACCTTTTGAGTGAGGAGGGGAAACAAGCTATCGTGGCACTGCACGTTGACGGAATTATTGACTATATCAAAAAGACGGAGTGATGAAAGCGTTACTTTACATATTGGCGGCGGTCTTGCTGTTGGCAGGCTGCTCGCCTTGCAAGCACATAGCGGCCAGTCAGGAACAGAGGCAGGACAGCACCCATACGGAGGTGGTAACGAAAACCTATTTCGTCACCGACACCGTGTTTGTCGAGATACCAGCGCAGACGGCGGAACGCACGACGGCGGACAGCGTGAGCCAGCTGGAGAATGATTACGCCACGTCAGAGGCGCGTATCAATCCCGACGGCACGTTGTACCACGACCTGAAAACGAAGCCGCAGGACATACCCAAGGAAGTACAGACACCCGTCGAACAGAAAGACAGCATCGTCTATCGGTACAGGTACAGGGATGTAGTCAAGACGGTGGAAGTGGAACGGGAGCTGACATGGTGGCAGAAAACGCAGATGTACGGCTTTTGGGTTGCCACTATCGCACTGCTTGCTTACCTTTGCATCGCGAACAGGAAGCGCATCGTCAGCTGGATCATGAAGAAACTTATTTAGGTTGTTTTTCAGGTAAAGAGGATTGTTTTTGGATAAAAAGGTGTAACTTTGCACCGTTGTTGTGGTAAGTCCGCGTGAGCGGACAAACCATTAACGGCTTTTCTGCCGAGCCGTTTTTTATTGTCTCTCGTTGTCCGAAATTTCAAAGGTGAAGAAGTACCCGCACGAATAAAGATATTCGCTCCTCGTTGAAATTCGCTGAAAATTACTATTTCTTCCCGTACAGCACCCAGTCAATGACACGGCGGTTGGCTTCATCGACCTTACGGCGGTCAAAGTCGATGTAAATGTCGGTTACGGTATTGCCACCGTGGCCGAGGGCGGCGGCGATTGTTTCTTTCGGGATTTCCAGTTCCGCAGCGATGGTCGCCCAAGAGTGGCGCGCCCAGTACGTTGTCAGCTGAGGGAACAAGGGCTTGCTGGCAGGGTCGGAGGCCACGACACCTATATCTTTAAGGTGGCCGTTTAGCATGGTCGTAAAGGAACGGTGCGACTTGTGCTTATCGAGAATGTCGAGCAGATGGCCAGTGCCACGGTATTTGTCAATAATGGCCAACGCTTCGGGCTCAACCTTGATTGAGTAAAGGCGGTTGGTCTTTGAACGGTAGAACTCTACACGCCCGTTGTTCATCGCACGGAGCTTGCACAGGTCGATGATGTTAATGCCGATTAGGAAGAATATCAGCTTGAACAGGTCAAGAGCCTTTTCCGTATGCTCGTCAGTGGGAGCATTAAACAAGGTGCGCAGTTGCTCCACGGAAAAAGAACGCTTGACGGTGGCGACAGGGCGTATCTTGAAACGGCGGAACGGGTAAGCCTTGGTTATACCATCGTCCAATGCCTCGTTGAAAACGGCTCGGATATTTCGGAAATGGACGTTACGGGCATTGCGTGAGGGGGATGTTTCGGAAAGGTAGGTGTCATAGGAAACGAGCCATTCTTTGGTGATGTCCTCGAACGTCAGGCGTTCCAAGTCATCGCAGAACTGGCTCATGCGCCGATAGGTATTCATATACACAAGGCGCGTGCTCTCTTTCTTGCTTTCGGCGAAGCGCAGGAAACGCCGCGCAAACAGCCGTTCTTTTCCGTCCTCTTGCTTTTCGGGCGACAGCTGGCGCAATATATGCTGTTTGATGTCAAGTGCGCTCATACTACCTAATTCGCCGCTTTCCGCGAGCCTCAACACCATTGTTTCGATGTCGAGAAGCCGACGGGTAAGGAAGTTGTTCAGGAAAAGCCTGTTTGGGTGGTTCACGACCTTGCACGACTTGGCATCCCATTGCGACGGCAACAGGTGTATGTCAAGCGAAATCAACGCGGTTTTCGACTTGTTGTTTATCGCCACTTTCAGCGGCGCAGGCTTCCCGTCCTTGGCCGCTCTTGTATCGAGATATAATTTAGCCCTCGCCATATATTACTTGCAGGTATTTTGCAGTTCCATTGCAGCAAAAGTAGTCATAAAACGTCTAAAAAGTGCATACTTTCCCGAAAAACAGCGAATGCGGAGGGTGGTTTTTACACCCAAAAACCGCTTGTGTATCAAAATGCTTAGCTGATAATCAGTGAGTTTCGGAGCAGCACGGAAATTAGCTTTTGTTCAGACTTGTACTATTGCAAAGATAGGGCAAGATAAGGGCATAAAAAAATTATGTCAAACATATTTTGAAATCTGCCATGCATAATGTCCTGCATTTCTGCGTTCAGTAAAATCCGCGGGCACGTATTTTTTGCAGTTGGCCCTTATGTTATATTTTGGAGCCATGGTTTTGCCGCTGTGTAAAAAAATTATTACTTTTGCACAGTCTGAACGCTCGAATGGTGGAATCGGTA